GAATGTTCCCGCTCGCTGGTAACATAAAAAAGATTGTTCCCATAGAATGTTACCACTTTTCCGAGAATGTTCCCGCTTTTTGGGGGAGAATGTTACCATCATTTCTTGCTGAATCCGCGCTGTTTATCACCGTAGGCTTTGCCAAACCGGCCATGAATTGAACGCCAGCCGGGGAGCCGTTCCAGCACGGCGTTAATCTCCCGTGCATCCGATTTGCGCATATCGCTGATGGGCTTGCAGTACAGCTCGCACCACACCTCTGCCGCACAAACCTTGTCCCTCTCCACCATCGTGTAGCTTTCTTCCCCGCCCTTCGCCAGTCCACTCCAGAACGCCCGGCGCTGGTCGATGTCCCACTTCACCCAGTCGTCAGGGACGGGGCGCTCAATGAACTCAAGAATCAAACCTTCCTGCACGCTGGCTTCACGGTGCTCTTCCTGCTTGTCTCGCGCCAGCGCCTCCACCTCACCCGTCAGATACAGTGACTCGCCCATTTGCCAACGCACTTTGGCTTCCGCCCACACCTGCCGGATTACGTCATCCGTCAGGTCGTTAAACACGGTCTTGTCGTGCGGCACTATGCCCACGTCCACGGGCCAGAAGCGGCGGTTGCCGGTCGTGTCCTGTAAGAAGTCTACCTGATTGCAAGTGCCAAAGAAAACGCAGCAGCGGGGTAAATCCTTAACGTGACGGCCATAGGCGGCGCGGTAGCGGTCAGCGCGCAGGGAGAGAAACTGCTTGATGCACGTTACGTCGGAGCGCCTGAAAGCGTCCAGCTCAGCGATTTCCACCAGCCACACGCCCTGCAAAAGCTCAGATGCTTCCTTGCCCTCGAACGTTCTGATGGAGTCATTGAAAAAGCCGAGGCTCATCTTGTCAAGCAGCGTTGACTTGCCGATGCCCTGCGGGCCGCACAAAATCAGCATATTGTCGTACTTGCAGCCGGGGAGCATGGCACGAGCGACAGCCGCGACGAACGCCTTGCGGCACACAGTGCGGTTGTACAGCGAATCCTCCGCGCCCAGATAGTCGATGAACAGCGTATCCAGCCGGGGTGTACCGTCCCACGTCAGACCCTCGATATAGTCCTGCACTTCGTTGAAAGCATGGGTTGCGGCGTGGATGTCCAGCGCAGCGTCGATATTCCCGCGCCCGGTTATGGCGTACTGCTTTTCCATGTACCAATACAGGCCGTTTGAATCTGTGTCCGACCACATACGGCGGCGGTGCTCACCCTTCGCCACGTCCCACGGCAGCTTCTCCAGCACCTCGCCGCGCCCGGCAAAACGGTTCAGCGCAAAGCGCCCTTTCAACAGCGGGTCGTTTTCTAAAATGATTCGCACGTTGTCGATGGAGCCTTTAATCCTGCCTGTCTGTGGTTCACGCTGGAGCTTGAGCATCCAGTTTCCGGGGTCATCAGCGTTATCCGCGCCCACGCCCTCAAAATCAGCTATGGCGCTGTCATAGCGTTCCTGCATCAGCAACACAGCCACATCATCAAGGCTGTTGGCATACTCCAGCATTCGCTTGTAAGACGGCAGACGATTCGCAGGCGTACTTGCGTCGCTCACGTCATCCGCGTCTCCGAACCTGTGTAGCCTCACCATGTCGAAGCTGTTTACCAGCCTGCCGGAGCAGGGATCCGTAGCATGATGGCTGAACAGAAACTTGCCGTTATCATACACGATGGCGCCGCCCGTGGTAGAGCCGCCCAGATAGGTATAGCGGTCTTTCTCATTGTCTACTGCTTCGTAGATGCCGGGCAGCAGCTCGTCGATAGCGCGGTAGATGTCGTAGGTACGGCAGAACGCGCCCACGATGCCGGGCTTTGCTTCGGGGTCACCTTGCTTGACCGCCAGCTTTTGGTAGCTAAAACTGCCGGGAACCTGCGGCCACTCGCTGATGTCGTGCCAGTCCTTATAGCTTGCCAGCAAAGAATCAACCGACGCAAAAGGTTCGTCAGCCGTGCGGAATACAAACTCACTGTCCGAGCAGCAGGACGGCCAGTACATCAGGCGCGACACCTCAAAGGTCGTCGGGTCGGCCATACTGATGCCGATGTAATCCGCCATACGCCGGGCGCAAGGCTCGTATTCGTCCGGGGTCATGGTTCTGTCCGTAGGAATCAAAACGCGCAGTCTGGGGGCGTTGGGCGCGTGCTTGCGGGTACTGTAAACGCAGTAGTTGCATTTGAGACCGTCCAGCGTCGCCAGCACCGCGTCTGTTTGCCAGCCGGGGACGTTATCAAAGTCCAGCGTGATTACGTCCCTGCCCGTTACGGCGTTCGCTTTGCGCCGTCCTCCGGCGAGAGCGCCAGCCACAAAGCCGCCCACATCCTTCAAATCGTCCTGCTGGGCTTTTTTCATTTTGGTGTATTCGGACAGAGCTTCCACGCCGCGGGCGGGCGTTTTCAGGCGGTCATAGAGCTCAGAAACCGTCAGCGTTTGGCGCTGCCAGTTAATGTCCTTACGGCTCTTGCCCGCCGAAATGATAATTGGTCTGTCGTAGGTCATGGTGGTTCTTTCGCTCCCTTTCCCGCATTATCTGCAACGCCTCATGGCGGCTTTTTCTGTGGGGCTCGGCATCGTGCGGTTGCACACCGTTTCATAGTAGCCGTAGATAGCGTTCAGTTCTTTATCCTCTGCATCACGGCGTATCTTTGCTTTTTCTTCGCCTGCCGCACAGATGACCTGAAATTCTGCCGTGCTCATCCTGCCCGTGCGAACCAGCGCATTGTACAGCTCAGATACCTTGTAGGCATCCATGTTGTGAGCGGCGCGGTCACGCTCGGTTAGGTGGTGCATAAACGCTTTGTACATGGAGCGATATTCAGCCGCTTCCTGCAAAAGCGCATCTTTCTCAGAATGGTATTTCGCGCGCCGTGCCTTGCGGCAGGTGTCCTCCATTGCATCCATGATGTTCTGGAGAAAAGTCTCCTCACTGATAACTACGGTTCCGCACTTCTGACAACGGATTAGCTTCATTTACCTCACCTTCGCTTTGTGTCAATTGATGGACCGTGTAGCCCCTTTTACCTCACCTCGCCGAGAGGACAGCGGTACTCATACAGTGCTTTGTGCCCATCCGCAAACTGAATCGTCAACCGCTGAGGATAAGGATTATGCGCGCTGTTTTTCGCCAGATATTTTGTGTCAGTGACGACATGCTCTGCGCCTGCTGGCAGCCGCAGATGGAACGTTTCGCACTCTCGGCACATGGCTTTCTCCGCATACGTCGTGCCGCATACTTCACACCTGTATACCTTGCTTTCAATCATGTGCGCTCATCCTTTAACCGCGTCAGCTCCCACAACTCATAAGCGCGCTGATGCAGCAACTGCCATACGTCTGACAGCCCGTTACAGTATCCGATTTGCCGCTGTATCCTCTCTTCCAGCACCTTCAACGTCGCGTCGCGCATGATGCTCGGTGGATCTGTTTTCTCGATGCGGTCACGTTCAGCGGCGAGACTGGACAGTCCGGCGCTCGCTTTTTCCCGCATCTCGTCCAAACGAGAACACAGATACAACACTTCCTTCTCACTGATGGCCGCGACCTGCCGCGCCTGAGCAGGCGCATACAAGAGGATCGACTTGTCGGGTTCTACTCCTATGCGGGTGCATTGTGACTCTGCGTCATACAGACACAAAAACGGCACGCCACGCACCATGTACCCTCTAAGGGTTTTATCTTTGATATGCTTGCAGTAAACATGCCCCATGACAGCAACACCCACTTACCTCTATCGTCGTTCTTACCGCGCTATGCAGTCGTTCGGACGTTTATCCCGCCACCCACGAGGGGCGGCGGGATTGCTCCGATGTCAGATGTCAGGAAATTTGGAAGCAGATGGGGGCGCGAAGCGCGTTGGATGCGTCGTAGCTGCCCGTGCAGCCGCTGCCGCTGACAAGCACGAAGCAGGTGGCAATGCCGCTATAAGCAGAAGAAGTCCAATACCATCTTGTGCCCCCATCCTCATCAACCCGCACACGGGATTTAGAAGTGGAAAAGACCGGGTAGCGCACCCCGCACTCAGCGGAAGAAAAAATCGCAGAACCGAACAACTCACTTTCGGTCGGAAGAAACAGCATATCGGTACTGGTATGCTTGCGTCCCTTGCAATCCACGCTCTCGCGAATGGTAGGCTGAATCAACTCTCGCAGCGCGTCAGGCAGGGATTCAAGCATATCATGGTTCAGCCAGTGACGAAGCTCCGTGTCCACCCAGCCGTTAGGACACGCACCGCTGTGCATACGATGCGCAGGTAGCAACTCTTTGGACATAACGGTAACAGTAAGACGCTCTTCATCTTCCTCTGCCCGATCATGGCAGCAGCCGATGATCTCGAAGTGATAGCCGAAGTCCTCAATCACGTCGCGGAGCTTGAAGCGCTTAAGAAAAGTGCCGTTCCGCAGGGAGTCACGCACAAGAGCCAAGCCCTGAACGGGCACGGGCTTCTCGCAGAAGCCCAGCTCCTTGATCTGTTCCGGGGTCAGGAGCGTTTTGTTACCGTTGATGCAGATGTAACCTTCCATGATTTCTCCTCCTTATCGGCGAATATGGACGGCAGCGCGTCCGTTCGTCTGCAAATTGTTCCAAAAATCCGTAGAAATGACGTTGCCCTCTTTCACGGGCTCAGCATCGGGAGGGGGCACGGGAATCGGAACAGGTTGTCTCCGTGCGACCGCGTGCACGGTGCTTTCGGCATCGTTAGTCGTTCGGGCAGTGATTCGGATGTTTTCTTCCTTCTGCGCCTGACGATAGCCGGAGCTATACGCCCTGCTCTCACTGTCACGGCGAATGCGATTGTGTACCGCGTCCGTCGCAATGCCGAGGGCGAAGAAGAAAAAGGCAAGTACGATGTCCATAGTCTTTCCTCCAGTTATTTATTTCCACCACCAGCAGTCCAACCGCTGTGACAAAACACACAGACCGTTGTACAGGATGGAAGGTAACAGAGTTAGCAGCATGAGCGGGTAGATAAGTGGAACCTTAATCAGCCTGCGCACAAAACGATTCAGACTCCAGACGAAGTAGGTCATGTGTGATCTTCTCCTTCATCGAAGCAGAAGTCCGCCCAGCTCTTTTCACGGTCTACCTTGAAAACGCGGTCAAAAACTTTGGCAATACCGCGCTTGCAGTGATTGCAATCTTCTTCACAGAGGAAGCAGTAAAAGCCTTGCACGAGCTGGCACAACAGGACCAAATCATGCGCGTTGATGGCCGTTGCATCTTCGTCCATGTGACTGACGGGAGCATTGTAGTACACCTTGTACTTCATGCTCGGCAGCATGCGGCGGATGGCGCGCTTCTTCTCTGCCGGAATGGTCTCTACGATGCGCGCCAACAGCCGTGTCAGTGTAGCCTCCGCCAGCCGCAAATCGCGGTATCCGTTGGGGATGGCTTTGAGCCTGTCCCGCATATCGGTCTTTACCCCGTCAAACTCCTGTAACGCGGCAAACATGGCAAAGAGTCCGTCCATCTCACCCTGCCGCATTCGCATTTCAGGAAGGGGCTTTCCTACGTCGTTACTCATGGTTCTGCGCCTCCTGCTCATCGGGATCGTGCTTGAATTGATGACGGCTTATGACCGTCCACAATAGCTAAATATTTTTAGCTGCTGAGTTTATTATAGCAAAAATACTTTGCTTGTCAATATGTTCAGCAAAATATTTTTGACTATTCTCTCAGATAAAAGACCCGCCGCAAGACAGTACGGCGGATCACCAAACTCTCAGCGAGGAATTTTATCAAGGTGCATTCGGCTTCCTGTTGCTTCCGTCTGCCCGCAATACTTGCCAGTGTACGGACGCTCGACACCTTGCGCTTGCTCGAACACAATCTGCGCCACAGGATAACCGGGGCGTATCAAAATCGTGTTTTTCGTTTCGTTTTTGAGCTCCAGCGTAATGTGTCCATGAAAACCGGGGTCGATAAAGCCAGCGTTCTGCACTGTCAACCCTGCGCGACCGATGGAAGAACGCCCCTGCACAAACGCCGCAAGATGCAGCGGCAAGTTGATGGACTCTATTGTCGTGGCGAGTGCAAACTGACCGGGACGCAACTTGAACGCCTTACCTTTTTGCAAAACGATTTTCTTGTACTTTACCTCGTCGCCCAACGCCACACTACCGAACCACTTGCGTCGAGGAACCAAGAAGGATGCGCCAATGCGCACGTTCATGCTCGCTGGGTTAATGAGCAATTTAGGATACGCCGGGAAATAACCCTCCGCCATCATCCGCTTAATTTCAGAGTCACCCAAAATCATGTGCGTTCATCTCCTTCACTTCGTGTAGCTTCTTCCGCCCGCTCAAGCTCACCACCGCAGGCCGCATATCCTGCGAGATCGATCCAGTTATCTGCTTTTCCGCGCCCCGTTGCGATACGGGCGATTTTCAGCAGTCCCAGCATCGCTGCAACGTCTTTCGAGTCGATGCCGATAATGTTCGGGCGCATATAGGGACGAAGATAAGCATTCCAAAATGCAGCAACCAATCCAAAGTTGTTTTCGGGAGAACCGTAGTCCTCTTGCCTGTTACCGTTCACACACTTCGCGGCGGCTTGTAGCACTTCTTCACGAGTCATGGTTTCCTCCTCCAATCGTTTCTTCTTTTGCCGGTTCATCGACCGGCACAATATCGAACAGGCGGCGGCCATTATCTTGAAGCACCTGATAGATTCCGCCAGAGAGCGCCCGCACAAGCTGTTCTTCATCAGGCACTTCAATCTGTGCGTTATTGATTAGGATGTGCAGGATTTCGTGCCAAAGAGTGACGCACATGTGCTCATATCCCTGCGTATCAGGGTTTAGTTGTATGCGGTTGTGGACGAAATCGGCGTATCCGTGCGCAATGTTCGTCCCATCGTTCAGCGACTTCACACGCTCCACGGGATAATCAATGCCGTTGATTCGCACGAAAGACGGTATCTTCAAGTTGCGGCCTCCTGTTCCTCTGGCGCTTCATTGCCCCATACCTTCCAGCCGGGCGCTGCTCTGCGCGCAAACAGTTCAATGCGTGGGGTATAGGAAACACGTTCGATCATTTTGCGCATGGTTTCGGGCTTGCGGCTGTGTTCACGTTTCGGCTCAACAAAGCCTGTTACTCCCTGCATACGCTTTCCTTCCTCCAACTTGTAAGGTAATTTTTTTTTGTGTGGTTGCAAAGATACAGTGCTCCGTCATACCGCGAAAATACTGCCCCAAGCCCATGCTATCCTTGCACCAAGTAATCAGTGTAACATACTGAAAGCCCCATGCCTTTACGCATTCCAGCGCGTCAGGCAGGTGGTTGTTCGTCGTCCACATATACAAGTGACAGCCCTCTGGATCTGCGAGTGAAGCGATAGGCAAGGCCTTGATTTCCTTTATGGACATCAGAGCATAATGCCGGTCAGCCCCGCGTTTAATCTTCCCACCGCCGCGCTCTGGCCATGGCGGGTCTATGTAAATCGTTTTGTATTGTCCTTGCGGAAACATTTGCACATCTCCTATTCTTTTTCAGGGAAATGCCGCTTTGTAACGGCCATCGGAAACTCTTCGATTTCGCTTGCCCATACACATGAACCTGACCCGTTCAGCGACTCCCACAGCAGCGGAAAGCCGCCTATCCCGTCAAACAGGCTTGCCATTGTGCGCTCTGTCCCGCAGCAGACCGTTAGGCGCTGCAATACATATAACCACGGCGGGAGGGCAATGCTGTTGCCGAGTGCCTTATAGCGTTCGCTGTCCGTGCTCTCTTTGTGACACTTTCCTTTGCTGTCCATCCACTCACCGAGGTCTGTCCAGCCATCAGGGAAGCCTTGCAGACGTTCACACTCAAGCGGCGTCATACGTCGTACACAGTACCCGCACCGCAGGGTATTGTTCAGGTTCAGGCTCTGCCCGCCATTGCTTTTGGCTTGCAGTGTTCCATTGACACCTGTGTTTTCCGTGCCGTTGCGGCAGTCCACCGCAGCAACGTCGGACACGACCAGCGCCGTATAATCCGTAACGCGGCTTTGATGGTCTCCCGTCTGTGTAGGCGCTATCTCGCCCTTCCCGTTACCCCTTGCGTCGTAAACCACGGCAGGCCGATCAACGGTGTTCAGCGTATAGCTCTGTTCTGCTTTCCAGCCCTTGCCGTTGCACCCGGCCGTATCGGCGCGGTCAATACAGTTTCCCTGAATACAGAACACAGTCGGGTCAAGATGACTTCCGTTTGCGCTGAGGGTAGGAGCTTGCTCATCTACGAAGCCAATAGATCGCGCCTTTTCTGACTGACCGCCCTTGAAACCCGCAGCACAAACCATAGGAAGCGCACCATGTGACTCTGCACGCAGGGTTTCAGCTGTTTCGCCGCCCGTTTGACCACGGTTTGAAAAGGCAATCGGAGCGGATTGAAACACGACGTTCGGCCCACGGTCGAGACAAGGACTCCCATCATGACGCGCAAGCAGAGACCGCGCTGTTTCGGGGTAGCATACAAGGTCGGTTGCATCCTTTGCCCACCTACCACACTGCGTCCCTGCGACATCGGATGGCTTGCAATCGCCAAAGCTCTGCTGTGCGTAAGCAACAGGCGCGCATATTCCGGCACGATTTTGTCCTCCCGTTGCGTTGCTCGACAGGCACGGAGAAACGCCATCGACAGCGTATTGCCGAATCGTCTGTGAATCCCACGGATTCAAGCATCGGATACCGCTTTGCTCTGCGCCATCAGCGCTTCTCGCAACGTCGGCGGCAGTTCCTTCCCTCGGCGTTCTGCGCGCCGGATAATCCCAAGACATGCCTTCGCGCTCAAATAATACTTCTGGGGCGCGTTCGCCTCCAAAATCTGCGACGAGCGAGATGCGACGGCGACGTTGGGGGACTCCCCAAAACTGCGCATCAAGTACCCGCCACGCGATAGACCAGCCGCCGTCTGCCCCGAACAGGCATCCTGCCATTGGCCATCCACCGTCAGGCACAAGCACATCGGGTGCTTCCGGCTCGATGACCCTGATCGTTTCTTGTAAAACTGCGCCAAAGTCTGCGCCTCTGTTGGAGCTAAAAGCTCCCGGTACGTTTTCCCAGACCATGAAACGGGGGCGGACACCCCCCCGCTATTGCCTCTTTGCTCATCCGCAAGCCTCATTTCCTTTATAAGCCGGATCTGCTCCATGAACAGACCAGACCGTTCTCCTGCCAGCCCCACCCGCTTGCCAGCCACAGATAAATCCTGACACGGACTGCCGCCGATGACGACGTTGACGGGCGGGACGTGGTAGCCGCTGATTTTGGTAATGTCACCGTAATGCTTCATAGCCGCTCACCGAGGTCAAGCAGCACCTGCCGCATGTGAACGATTTTTCGCTTAATTGCCGCGGCAGTGTTACTCGCCGTCATGCTGCCATATACCTGTGTAGCGTCTTTCGGCTTCTTCTTCGCCCCTTCATAGGCGCTGATGCTGTCATTCAGTTCCTCCGCCATCAAACGGAGCATATCCGCCCGTTCATTGTTGTTCACACGACCTACCTCCTTTAGCAAAGATCAATTTCAGGTAACTTTATCTCTACGGGGATGAGGTTCCCTTCACCACCGTACCGCAGAAGAAACGTCACGATACTGTGCGGATAGTGTTCAAAGCGTTCCGGCGCATCCGTCCGTACCAGAAAAGAACATTCTTTCGTAGGACGGCTCAAAGCCGCGCCGGGACGGTAATGTTTGAGGTTGACGTAAATTACGCCATCCTTGTACCAGTCCTCTGCTTTGGCAAAAACGCCGTCGTACCACCCTTCAAAGTAGACACGGGGCGTGATGCCGTACCTCCTCACAAAGTCTATTGTGGATTATCCAGAAGTACCTTGGCTCGATTTCAAAACCGATAAAGTGCCGATTCATCCGAGCCGCCGCAACCGCCGTCGTACCGCTTCCCATAAAGCCGTCGAATACAACGTCACCCTCTTTGGAATGCTTCTCAATGCACCGCTGTATCAGCTCTACCGGCTTTTGATTTTGGTGAAGCTGTTTGCGTCCGCGTATGCCCGGAAACTCCCACACGTCACCCAGCCGCTTTCCGTTAAACGGAGCGCGACCTTTATTCAGCAGCAAAAGCACTTCGTATTGCTGCCCAAATTGCGCTTTCAAGTCGCCCATCGTCCACTCACTTTTCACCCAAACAATCGCGTTTTTGACCGTAAAATGAGCATTTTGAGCCGCTGTTTTGAAGAAATCCTGCGTTTTTGCAGAACAAAACATGTAAAAAGCGCAATTTGGCTTCAGTATGCGATAGCACTCTTCGACGTACTTCTGAATCAGCTCCGGGTTTGAATCATTCTGAATCGGGGTGCAGAAGTCGTGCGCTTTATCTTGCCTGTGTCCCGTAGCATAGTTGATTAGATACGGCGGGTCTGACACAATCAAGTCTACGGATTCATCCGTCATCCGGCGCATCCCGGTGATGCAGTCAGACAGGTACACCGTATCCGATGCAATTACGGGGGGAGGAGACTGCGAAGCGCACGTTTCGCCGTTGGCATGAACGCGCACGCTATCAAGCCACGGATGACCGCAGCGGAGTCCCGTACAGGCAACGCTTTCCAGCGCCATACCGCAGACGGGGCAAACGCCCACTGTCATACCCACGCCCCCATTCGCGGCATCGCCGCCAGCATCAGCTCCTTCGCCTGTGTAGCCACTTCCCTCATTTGCGAATGCGCCGCTTCCGAGCAGCGCAAACGGAAGAAGTGCAGCCACTCCTCAACCGTCGCGGTCATCACAACCTCCGTTTTCAGGCAGGTCGGCAGTACCGCACGCGCCTCCTGCGCCGTTGCACCATTGTTCAGCAGGTCAAAATAGTACCGTTCCGCCATGACAGCGGCCTCTATGAATGTCCCATATGCGGCTGAATCAGGGCCGAAGCAGGCGGGCTGAATGACTGCAATTTCACCGCCAAAATCCCCGCGCTGGTAGTTGCAATAACGAGTGCTCTCCTGACAGAAGGATGCAGGGCGATGACGCACTAACTCGTGCGACACGCCGCGGTCGCAGGTGAACCAGCAGGTCATGCAGACGTGCTTCCTGATTTCATGGCCGCTCGTCAGCTCGCCGGGATGCAGTATCCATGCCTCCTCGTCACCGGCTGAGAACACATTGCCAAGCAAATCCGAAAACAGTACGCCGTATGCTTCCAAGATGCAGTGAACCGCGGTGGGCATGCGGGTGTTCGTCGCAGCGCACACGCGTAGCACATCACGCCACGCCCGCACGTTGCCGGAAACAATATTCTGTGCGTTACCGTGAGTCTTTCGGATGTAAGAAGCTGTGCCTGTCTGCTCAAAGGCTCTGTCCAAAGCGGAAAACCACACACCTGAACCGCCATCAGAATCCTTGCTCATGCCGATTATCAGGTTCCCGTGCTCCAGCACCGCTTCATGTCCGCGTTTAATAATGCGCTGGATAAAGCCCTTGTAACTGTTAAACGTAATCTTCCCCTCAGACTTGTAGCAGACACGCCCGCACAGTTCAATGCGTCGCATTACATCCTCAGGAGAAATAGGCTGTTCCAGCAGCAGGACAGACGGCTTGACGATCCTCATCTGCCATCACCACCCCTCGATGCTGCCAGCGCAGCCATCACCATCAGCACGACGGGATACAGCAGATAAATCAGCGCGAATTTCCAATCCACAGTCAGCGCGAGATACAGCGGCAGTCCGAGGATAGTAAGCGCCAGCGCGGCGATTACTATGACGAAACTCCACATGACGATATTTTCAACCAGCTTCTTGAAAAACTCCGTATCGTGCATATTCCTACCTCCAATCAGTCCTTCGTGAAAAACGCACCAACCCATCCGTCTGCGTTAAGCGGCAAGCCCGGCGCCCACGCAACGGGTTCTGACATAATACGCTCGACCAAATGCAGCATGTTTTCAGGCGTATCAAAAGGTGCAATGTCGATGACCACCTCATCGTGTACATGAAACACCACCGGCAGTCCTGCCGCTTCGAGCCTGTCCAGCGCTCCAGCAAGACAGTCACGAGCTATGGCCTGCACACAGTTTTCAACCAGCTTGCCCCCGTAAGTTTCAATACTTTTCCACTTTTTCGTTTTCTGGTCCATGCCCGTATACGCGATAGATGGGCGACCCCACTGATTTGTGCCCAGAGACGGATTGATATAGTACAACTTGCGCCCGGAGGGCAGTGTAATTGTCATGCAGGACACGCCCTGCACCACGTCGTACTCACGGGCAAACACAACGTTACGCACTCTGGCCGTGCCGCCGCATTGTATTACCTGTACGGCCGCCGCATCCATTGCGTACCACAGGTCACGGATTTTGGAGTTGGCCTCCCGCCAGCGCTCCACGATGTCCGGCAGTTCATCCTCGGTCAGTCCCATGTCCAACGCTCCCATGTTGATAAGCGCCCCGGCAGATCCCTGATAGCCCAGCGCCAGCTCTGCAACCTTGCCCTTCGCGCGCAGGGCATACTCTGGATTGCCCTTTTTAATGCGCTCAATTGGCACGCCGAACATCTGTGACGCGCTTGCTTCGTAGATTTTGCCGTGTGAACGGAACACCTCAAGCCGCCATTCTTCGCCCGCCAGCCACGATATGACGCGAGCCTCAATAGCCGAGAAGTCCGCGTCTATCAGCACATGCCCCTCCGGCGCTATAAAGGCTGTACGGATAAGCTGAGAAAGTGTATCCGGCACAGACCCATACAGCACGCGCAGAGCATCAGCGTTCTTCTGCTCTACCAGCTTTCGCGCCACCTCAATCGCCTTCGTGTAGGTTCTCGGCAAGTTCTGCACCTGCACCAGTCGTCCAGCCCAGCGTCCCGTGCGGTTCGCACCGTAGAATTGGAGAAGCCCGCGCACGCGTCCGTCACCGCAGACACACGCTTCAATCGCATCATACTTTTTGGTGGAGGTTTTACTTAGTTCCTGACGGATTTCAAGCATACGCTGAACCTCGGCACTGTTACCTTCCTTTGCCAGCAGACGCGAGACCGTTCCCTTGCGCAGGTCTTTAATTTCTTCATCATCCATCTCCGCGTTCAGCCATTCGGCAAGCTGCTTGACTGAATTAGGATTACGAATGCCGGAAACCGCAACAGCTTCGGCGGTAAAGTCGCGCTTGACACGCGCTCCCACATCCAGTGCGCCTCGCACCAAATCAATATCCACCGCCACGCCGCGGGAGTTAATCATCAGATCGACCTCCCACTGATGCTGTACCCATTCAGGAACAGGAAAAGCGCTCAGGCGGCGCTCAATTTCCATCTCCGTTACCACGTCCTGACGGTTGTACTCTTTGAACAGCTTCCACTTGTCAGAATCGTGGTGCGGTAGATTGCGTGTGCGCCCACCATTCGCCCGTGAAGGCTTGCAGGGTACACAGAAATAGCGAATCAGGGCTTTACCTGCCGCGTTCTTCTGCTTGTCATCCGGCAAGCCGAGCGCCTTGCCCGTTGCGTCCAAACCCGCCGTGTACCCGCAATACAGACCGTGAAACATAGTGCAGCGCCACTGTGACGGCTGCATACCACCGTAAACCTTTTGCAAGGCGCCGTACTCAAAGTGGGCGTTATAGGCGTGCTTAATATAGTTGGGATCCGTTAGCGCGGGAATCATCCAGTCAGGAAGTTTTTCCCCACACGCCAAATCAACAACCTGTACAGGAGCACCGTCAAGAGAATAGGCAAACAGCAGGATTTCAAAATCAGGGCTTTCGATATATTTCCAGCTTCCCGTTTTCTTAATAGATTCACTGGAAAAGGTTTCAAGGTCGATGGAAAGGTGATGCGGCATCTTTCACCCTCCCTTAGTCCAAATACGGAAGCGACGTGCGGATGTCTGCTGGAACGTTGCCGTTCCAGACAAAAGAGTTTTTCAGCACATATTCGTTATAGCTTGCCGCCGTTTTGTTTGCGCGCATCTTCGCCTGTTCAGCCCATGACAGCTTTTCTGCATTTTCGCTGTCTTTGTACTGCTGGTAAATCAGGCTGTCACTTGTGTAACTTGTCATCATTGCGCGGCAGGTGTCCTCAACCTGCTTACGAGTGCTGTACGCTGTCGCATCATCAGCCTTTTGGACGGCAAAAAACCATGAGTTCCACATGGTGCGTCCAACAGGAAAGCAGGAGAAGAAAACCGTGCAGAATAGCAGAACGACCATCAACAGACACAGCAAACCAACAACGACCTTATTCATCTGCCACGCCTCCTTCGTACCGAACAACCGGACTATCAACGATGAAGGGAATGTCGGAGTAAAGGTACTCGCCCGTCCATTCTATATATTTCCCATCCGGGGTGAAGAAGAAAATGCCGTCATCATTCTCACCATAGCTGCCATCCACGTCAGCCAGCCACTTGTTATACGCCCGGAAGTCGCCGCCTAAATACTCGTAGTATTCACTGTCTGGGGACAGGAAGCTATTCAGGCTCGTTACCTTTCCGTCTACCACGAAATTGCCGACAACAGTATTCCCGGCAAAGAGCACGATATAGCCCAGCGGTTTTTCAACCGCACACATGAGCGCGTTTGCCTTTTCGCGCTGACCATTAACCCAGTAAGCACGCCGAATCAGGTTATACCGCTCCAGCGAGTAGCTGATGTCCGTTGGTGTAGGCTGGTTAGCCGTCAGGGAATTTGCCACCGCCATCTGTGCCTGAACATCCGCTTTCGTGCCGCTTACGGTAGGAGTGTCTGAGCAACCGGTCAGCACCAGTAACGCCAGTGCGATAACCACAATCAGGCTGACCACGCGAACCGTCTTTTTCATACGTTTTTCCTCCCTGCAATGATTGCCAATGAGTTCTCAAGCTGTACGCCGCGCTTAACAAGTTCGGCTTTAACCGCTTCGCCCAGCGGAGAAGAAAGGGCGTAGTCAATCAGTTCTGCTTCTGACATGCTCGTCACATTAGCAATGGACTGTTTTACGTCCTCCGTCTTACGCGGAAGCCATACGCGCTCTGCATACTCGCCACTGTCAATGTCGGAAACAAGCATTGCCATCGTGCGATCTGGACGACGAACGAACATGCTGAACAAATTCATCAGGTGAATGGTAGTCATTTCTTTAATCTGGATTTCTTCGCCAGTGGCGGTCGTCCAGCTGTCGGCACAATCAAAACGAGTTTTCACACTTTACCTCCTAAAAAAGGAGCGCCGGGATTTAGACACACAGTCTCCCGGCGCTCCGTCATCGTATTACATCGGCTGGCCGGTGATAGGGTTGATTGCGCGCCCGGTCACGGGGTCAACAGGCGGCACAACCGAATTGCCGATGCCCGCAAAGTCTGCGGCGGCAGATGCACCACCGGACAGCGGTTCACCCTCGCGGGTTTTCAGCACATTGCCGAGTCCGCAGCCCACGCCGCGATTGCCGGACTGCGAATAGCCGAAGAAACGAAGGGTCACACGGCCGTACATGCCGCTGTAAATGTCCTGCGGGGCAAGCTCCGCGTTGATATTGTCAATACCGACAACCTGCGGTTTCTGCTTTGTAGAGGCAGTCAAGACCCAGTGCCCCTTGCACTCCGAGCCGAAAGGCAGACCGTTTTTGCGCGTACCGTCGCCGTCCCACACGATGGAATCGAAGCGGGGACGCACACCGCCCCACAGCTTGCCCACGGCGTCCCGCGCCGCCGCCTCAATGGAAGCGTCGATGTCCGCTTTGGTAGCAACGTCGGTCTTGGGAATGAGAATGGTGACGGAATACTTGGGGTCGCCCTGTCCGCTCAGGGGCGCACGGGGCTGAATCAGGTTGCAGTAGGAAAGGCGAACTTCGCCGGTCAAGACTTTCTGAGCATCATTCTGATACATGATAGAATCCTCACTTTCTCAATTTACAGTTCATTTTGTAGCATTCTCACAGCTTCGTTGTACCTTTTTATCGACACCCTGCCACTCGTCCACGGATGGCATAGTTCACGCTCCTGCGCATCTGCCAGCACGTCCAGTGCATCTCGAATGACATTCTGATAGTGCTCTTGCAGCCCATAGGTGCGGTCACATTCACCGGGGCACAGGTCGAGGTCAAAGCACAGATTCGTCACCGTGTCTCGGAAATAGTCAGCCGCATCTCCACCCAGTTTGTCATCCAGCAGCCACGCAAAACGCTCTGGGCAGTCAATGTGAACCGTTTCGCCGCCAACGTTAAGTACGAGGTTTTCCTTCCGGTAAAGCGGCCCGTCTCGCACGTCAGCCATCCTGCACCACCCCGGCAAAGTCCACGACGGCGGAGCTATACGCCGCGCGCGGATCTTTCTCATCCGTCAGTGTAGCCTTGCCCTTTGGCTTCACAATCTGGTCTCCGAGCAATTCAGCAAAGCGCTTTGCACCCACGATCTTTTCAAGTTGGGCAAGCGTTTTCGGCTCGTAGTCGTAGATAACCGCCTTGTCAAAGCCCGAATCCATCAGCTTTTGCAGTGCCGCATCCGTATCACGGAAAGCGCGAACGCTGCGCCCCTCGACCACCTTGTAGCCGGGAATCTCTTTCCCGTCCAGAATCGCTTGCAGGGCATAACTCCGCAACCCTTCGTACCATTCGACCAGATTTGCGCCTCTGGTCAGCAGGTCACCAACCTCCGCATCCGTCAGAACGGGCGGCAGTCCCAGCACTTTGCGTGCAGCGGGGTCGAGCGGATTCTGCGCCTTATCCGGCGTGATGCAATCCTTAAAATCCTCCAAGGCGGTATTGAGCTTTGCCCGTGCTGGGCAAACGTCGCGCCCGCGGCAGAATTTACAGTGCGCACCTGCGCAGAACTCGCCCTCGCCGTTGAAAGCCTTTTGCGCCGCAGGCTTGACCACGTTTTCTCCCCATGCCAGAAGCTCATCCACGGTCATCTCGCATTCTTTCACATCCTGCGTGACGCGAGGCTGTACAATCGCCATAGATACCCGCTTGATTTTGTCCCCGAAAACAGGCGTATACCGTTTCAGCGCTCCCAGCGCGTAAAGCATCATTTGCGGATTGCCCTCCGCCTCTACGACAACGCCCTGACCGTGCTTGTAGTCCGTGATGTGCAGGGTGTCACCGCCGATGATGATGCAGTCGCAGGTACCAAAGCCCTGCGGCACATAGTCGGACAAGTCAACTCGGACTTCCATGTTGACGTGCGGCATCCCCTCGTATCTCATGCAGACCCCGTACAGATACAGGACGTATGACTCTGCGGTAGTCAGCATTTCGGGCTTGTAAAGCGGATGTTCTTGCAGCTTTTTCAGCTCACTGTTGAATTTCCGTGTGCTCATGACGGTGAACTTCTTGCGGGCATACAGCTCGCAGATGCTATGCGCCAACGTTCCCTCCTCCGCATACTCTGACGTTTTCGGGGGAAACTGCATTTCATACGTCGGCGCGGCTGTACATTTCAGCCAGCGATGAGCCGCAGACGCGCTGAGTAGCGCGTGCTTTGCTGGAGTGGCCATCAGTCGTTCCTCCTTAAATGTTGGCGCCCATCGAACGCAAGCAGTCAGCGAAAGACGCGTACTGATCTTCGTGGAGTAGCGTAATGGCGGCCACGCCGAAGTTCTGGAGCGCGTTGATGAGCGCGTCCATCTTCCCGGCGTCAACCAGCTTCGCACCGGCAAGGGACAGGTCATCCAAGGTAATGCGCTTTGCCGCCGCAGGCGCTTGCTGCTGTGCGGGAGCGGATGCCGTGGTCGCGGTGGGGATCACAGAGACCGCTGCTGGCGCAACAGGCGCGGGGGCGGAAGCAGTCTGCACAGGCGGATGAACGGGTGCTACGGGGGCCACAGGGGCCGCCACGGGCGCGATAGGCGCGGATGCCTGAACGACAGGAGCTTCCTGCTTCACGGCTTCGACAGCAACAGGCTTCTTTTCGGCGATAACCTGCGCAAGATTGTTGATGGCCTCAGCAATGCCGGGAATGTCAACGGTCACTTTAATCTCAATCATCTTTCAATTTGCCTCCTTGAGTCTTTTTCTCGGACAACCATGCTTCAAACCGCTGCTGATTTTCAGGATTCTCGTAGAAACGCCGAACAGCGTCAAGCAGGGTGGCGCACAGCACTCGCGTATCAGCAGCGGGTAACAGAACCTCAGCCCTGTCCATCGTTATCAGCGGCTTCGTGCTCCAGACGAGCCAGAGCGTCCATGATCTTTTTCTGCGTCGCGCTGTCACCCTTTTTACCGTGAAGCACAGTGGACAGATAGCTCTCCGTATAGCCGCACTCAGCGGCCAGCCGCTTACCAGTAATCTCGGCAACGTGCATCCTGCCCACCGCGTCGGCGATCCACTTGTCTAACAAGCCCTAAACCTCCTTTTCGCAAAAATTTTTTTATCTGGACAGTTGAAAAAATTTAACTCTTGCGGTATAATCAAATTGCCACACCTGATGTCACCGCTGAAAAGACTCCTTTTGCGGGGGCTTCCTTTTCGTAGCCAAATTTCTTTAGCTGTCCTCTGCATTATAGCGCAAGAAATTTAGCCTGTCAAGTGTTCTGGCAAAAAATATTTTGCTGGCGGAGGAAGTGTAAATGACCTTCTATGAACGATATGAGGCCCTGTGCCGCGTGCGCGGTATCGACCCGTGTTCACAAAGCACTGCTGAAAAGCTGGGCACGACCCGCTCTAACGTCTCGTACTGGAAAAAGGGTACAAAGCCGAATGTCGAAATCGTGCGCAACGCAGCGAATTTGCTCCAAACGTCTGCGGATTATCTGCTGGGCCGCACCGATGATGATACGGATTACACGGTAGATCAAAAGCGCAACCCGTCTCTGCCAGAGGATGTTACTACTATGCTTTCTGGGCTCGACAGCGCGGACCTCGAAAAAGTTATGATCTACGCCCGCGGTTTGCTGGACGGGGACAAGTATCAGAAACGCCGTCCGCGGTAAAGCAGGAAGTGCTTCTGGCACGAAATAGAAAGGGGCAGACAATGAGAGTATCCGTAAACTTAAACGCACAAAAGCCGGATACCACGACAAACGCCGTCATTTATGCCCGCTACTCTTCCCACGGACAGACAGAGCAGTCCATAGAAGGACAGCTCGCCAAAGGGCATGAGTACGCGGCAGCGCAAGGATATACCGTCGTACACGAATACATCGACCGTGCCATGACAGGTCGAAACGATAACCGAGAGGCTTTTCAGAAAATGCTTTCCGACACTGGAAAGCATCAGTTTCAGGTTGTTATCGTCTGGAAGGTTGACCGCTTCGGCCGCAACCGTGAAGAAATTGCGTTTAATAAGCACACCTGCAAGAAAAACGGGGTAAGGGTGGAGTACGTCGCGGAAAGTCTCCCAAACTCACCGGAAGCCGTTATTCTGGAGAGCGTACTGGAGGGTATGGCGGAATACTATTCCATCCAGCTATCGCAAAACATCCGTCGCGGACAACTTGAAAGCGCGAAAAAGTGTCAGTGCGTCGGTGGATCAGTCCCATTGGGATACACGCTTGACAGTGACAAACATTTTGTTATCGACCCGCAGACCGCGCCCGTTGTCAAAAAGATTTTCGACCTATACGCAGAAGGGGCAACCATTTCAGAAATCACCGGACAGCTAAATGAACAGGGCATTCGTACCGCCCGGAAGCAGCTATTCACGAAAAACAGCCTGACAAAGCTACTGAAAAATGAAAAGTACATCGGCGTATACACCTACAAAGACATTGTACGCGTGGAAGGAGGCGTTCCAGCTATTGTGGACAAAAGCACGTTTGACAGGGTGCAGGAACTTCTCAAGATAAACCGGCGCGCTCCGTCTCACACATGGACAAAAGTCGAATACCTGCTGACCGATAAGCTGTTCTGCGGTCATTGCGGATCCCCGATGGTTGGGGAAAGCGGTTTCAGCCACACGGGCGCTAAGTACAGCTATTACGGATGTATCAAACGACGGAGAGAAAAAGCCTGTGATAAAAAGCCGGTGCGGCAGGACTGGATTGAGGCGCTGGTGCTGGACGAGACGGTGAAATTGCTACACGACGATGAGCTGATGGAGTACATCATAGACCGGACGTGGGAGTATTACCAAGTCACCGATAAAGTGCAAGAAGAAAAAGCTGTGCTTGAAGCACAGCTTGCGGAAGTGGACAAAGCTATAAACAACCTTGTGCGGGCCATAGAGGCGGGCATCTTCAACGCCGCTACAAAGTCCCGCATGGATGAACTGGACGCGCAGAAAGCCGCCCTGACCGCTTCTCTGGCCGATTTGGAGCTGACCTCCGGCATCCGCATCACGCGAGACCATATCGAGTACTTCCTCTTGCGACTGCGGGATCTGGACGTTAAGGACAGGGAGTGTCAGAAACGCCTTGTGCAGACCTTCGTCAATGCCGTTTTCATCTACGACGATGGGCGCGTCAAAATCACCTATAACTATTCCGGTCAGTCGAGCACCATCACCCTCAACCAGATTGCCAGCGCAGAAAAGGGAAAAGGGTTCGTATGCTGCTTGCCATGCTCCAGTTACGGGCCGTAGCTATAACGATTCGCCCTTTATCCATCGTCCGAAGACGTTGAACAGCTCTGATCGGGGCGCAAGATAGACTTATAGCGCTTTCTGTCGCTTTCGCGCCATTTCTTCAGCAGATTTTCAACACTGATAATTTGACCTGTCCAGAACTCTATGCGTTGCGATTCGATGCAAAGCGTGATATACGCAACGTCAAGTAAGGTCAGCAGCGCTTCTGCATGTGAATAGGCTTCTACCTGCTGCGCCCTTCGGTATTTGTAATCCTCCCATGTAGCCACATTAACAGCGTTCGCGCGCTTGATGCAGCACAATACGTCAAGCGCTTCATGTACAATATGTTGTGTCATAATCCAGCGGTCGCGCTTCGGAAAATACTTTTCATTCTTGCAAATCTGAACAGTATAAACACAAAGGTTATTCGCCTGAATTAGAACCTGAAGTTTTCCTTCCGAACGCTTTGCCTTGATAACTGACATATCTTCACACCTTCAAAAAGGGGTATCTGCCGCCTTGACGGCGGCAGATTGAACGGGGATTAGTAGATTACACAAGCCGCCGCCACGCCGAAACCAAAGTAGGCGTAACTGTTGCTCCGCGCGCCCGCAGTGTCCACAGTACGCGCATTGCCCGCGGTGCCGGGGATCGGCGAACGCAACCACCAGCTACGGGCCGTAGCGGTCGAAGCATAATCATACTTGATACGGTCTGCATTCGCAGCGCCGTCATAGAAGTCAACAACGCTGCCCTGCGCGATACCTTCGACGTTATAGCCGACTTCGTTGTTCGACAGCAAGAAGACTTTGTCGCGGGTTGTATAGACAATGTCGCCGCGCTGGTTGTTATTTTCAAAGACATTGTTCTTTCGGGTAGCAACATCAACTTCACCAAGAACGGCAGCGAATTCAGGGTTAATGCCGTTCAGGAACCCTTCAAGGTTTGCATATGTTGAAGACAGTCTATCAAGACTGTGCGTCGGCGTCCACCAACCAGAAGCAGCGTCAGAATTCAGCCATTGCCGAATATTGCTTTCGTTCCAGTTGTTGTTACCGTAACGCAGCCGCTGAAGAACGTTCATGTATCCGTCGGCGTCTTCATTGTATTTATGAATGGTTCCAATGGAAGTGCCGCCCTTGCCGTCAGAAAGCGTCAGCCCGCTTTCAATCGCTGTCATTGCCGCGTTGCTTTCGAACGTGCTGATTTTCTTTGCGGAAATGTTGCCGCTTTCCCATCCGACAATAACAATCTGCCCGCCGGCAGGAACAACCTGCGTCGTCGTGAATTGAATACCCGTCCAACCTTCAAGTTCTGCGTTCGTCAGATAATCAGAAGGCGGCAGGAAATGATACGTTCCGGCGGGCAATCCTTCAGGATAGTTTTCTTCAGTCACGCAGTAAACCGCTTCAGCGCCGTCAAAGGGTCTTGAATAAATAATGTTGTGCAGCAGCAGCGTCATTGTCGGCGCGGCGGCGTTGTTCGGGTTTTTATGGTGATTATGGGCGACGACGTCGAAAAGCAGATTGCCGTATTTTGTATGAGATACGGAAAACTGCGTTCCGATAGGGTACGCGTTCGGGGCCATGCCCGCAGCGACAACCTTTTTGATCGACGCCCAAGAAGCTTCTTCACCCGCGACAGCGGCAAGGGTATCAACCTTCTTGTTCAGGCCGTCAAGGCCCTTTTTAATCAGGGCCGCAAGGAACAGGTCACGTTCAGCCATTTTCAATTCATCCTTTCTTGTTAAACTTCAATCCAGCCGTCAGCCGACAGGAAATAAAGCGCTGACATATCTTTGACGGTTGCGATAGATCCAGCCGCGACGCATTCGATGAATTCTTTCTTGTCTTCCATCGTCGGCAGCGTTTCGACGTCTGCGGCGCTGTGAATGATGAATTCATAGACGGGCAAGCCGCTTGACGTCTGATTGATTGAACTGTGCTTGATGTAGTCCATCATAAAGTCCCCTTTATACGTTGAATTGCTGTGTCAGCGTGTCAAGGTCGTAAACGTTCGTTTGCGTTCTGCCGTCCGCTGCCGTCCTGACTTCTGTGACAATATTGCCGTTATAGGTGAATACGTCAGTCCTGACGACGCTGCCCGAAGCGTTGTCAGTATGAACAATCGTGTCAACAAGGTTGTCGCTGTTAAACGTGACGGTTTCGGTCGTGTTCAGGATCGTCGCGTTATAGAGAATATCAAAGATTTCGTCGCGCGCAGCGATTGACTTGTTTTTCGCTTCAACTGCTGCGTCTTTGGCCTGATTCGCTTCAGTTGCCTTGTCGCTTGCGGTTGTGGCGCTTTGAGCAGCCTGTTCCTTGTAATACTTCGCGTTATCGGTATCTTCGCCCGTGCGGGTCGAAGTGCCGCCCTTCGCGTAGCTTTCGGCAAGGGTTGCGCTTGCTGCCGAATCGTCGGCGCTTTCTTCTGACGCTTGTTTGCTTTCCGCTGCCGCCTGTGCAGATGCTTCAGCCTGTGCGGTCGCTTCGGCGACGGCGTCGGCAATCAGGTCGGCAATTTTGCCTTCTGCGCCCTGCGCTTCTTCGGCGGCGTCGCGGGCGTCCTGAATCGCCGCAAGTACCAGTTGTGACCAAGTCAGGCCGTTCGGCGGCAAGCTGTCGATTTCGATTGAACTGAAAACCCGCGTATCAACACGGGCGGATTTCATTCTTGCTTCACCGACAATATAATTTAGCTCGATTTCGCCATATCCAGCAGCCCCGATTTCGGCGGCAGGAATAAGCCAAGAAATAACGCCTTCGTTTTGCTCGATAGTTGCCGTAAGCATTTCTTCATCAGCACGTTTGACAAGAAGTTGAAATATTCCGCTGCCGTCGTACCATTCTGAAGCATCAAAGACGACCTTCGTTGCAAGATTTTCGCCGACTTTGCCAAGCAATAAAATCGGTGTATCGAAGCAAGATTCTAAAATTCTGGTATGCACTTCACGCGGTAATGCCATTTTTCCACCTCCTTTCAAATCGCCTTTGCCGCAGCGCGTAATTCTTCGATTGCAGCGGCTTTCGGCTTTGTGTCGTCAAGCGTTGTACTCCACGCAGGCGCGGGAATGATAACGCCTGCTCCAAGTCCGTTAATTTTCTGATATATTGCGGTCAATGTGCTTCGGATTTCCGCAACGTGTGCAGGATAGTGCTTTATAGAAGTTGTGCCTGCAATGATAGATTCGTTCCACGACGGCGCAGATAGACCGTAGAACGCGCAAAGCTGCTCGACCCTGCTGCGTATCTCATTGATGTGCGCAGCCTTTATGCGGGTCGTTCCGGCTGTTACAGGGCTATCTGTGTACGTTTCAGCGGTTACAGTAATTGTTCGCGCAACTTCGGAATATGCGCCGTATTCATCCGTTACCCTGAAGCGATACGCGCCGCCTGCTGTTAGCTTGACAGCGACAATGCAGCTATCTGTTATATCGTTTGCAATGATTGCAAACTCGCCTGAATCCTTGCTGTATGTAACTGTCATGCTATGCCCGTTTATATCCCTTGTGATGCGCAGAATTGCCCAGAATGCGCCCGGTGAAATCGGGGATGAAGGCACAGGGGAAAGTATGACAGGTGCAGCGGGCGCAGTATTTTTATAAAGAATACCTGATATAGCTGCATCGGTAATGTCGCCGTTCGTTTGAACGGCACGCACCTTATAGCAGAAATAGTTCCCGGAAGACACGGAATCAAACAGCGCCGCAGCATTAAAGCTGTTTCCGCTGGCGTTGTTCCATGCAGACCAAGTTACGCCGCTATTTATCGTATAGGCGTACTGACAAATCGTTCCTGCAAGATTGATTGTGGTCGGCAATTCCCACGCGCAAAGATCAAGCAACGTATACCATCCAGCAGCGGGCGTCAGATTGATCGGAACATCTGTTTGACGCGATACAGTAGCTTCAGACGTATATGCCGAATGGATGCCATCTGAAGAAAGTGAGCGAACGCGGAAAGCTATGACATCGCCTTTTGACAGTCCCGGATTATATGAATACTTTAGCGCAGTCGTATTTGTCAGTGCAGTCCAGCTTCCGAAGCTGCTTCCGTACTTTTTCAATCGGTATTCGACATAGTACCTGCTGATTGACGCGCCTGTTACAGCCGAAGCAGACCACGAAAGCGCGACGTTTCCGCTGTCCCATATCGTCGGCGAAACGGCAAAGCTGCCCGGCGTTGTCGGCATAGCAACTCGACAAACTGCACTTGATTCGCTCCAATCGGAATAGTAGTCGCGTCCGGCGCTGCCAAGCGCACGGACGCGGAATTTGCGCCAACCTTTAGCCGCTGGCAAGGAGGCCGAAACGCTGCGTGTACCTGTGCCGTATGTGTAGTATGTAGTCCACGCGCTGAAAGATGAACCGTTGCTGCTGTCTGCGTACTGAAGTTCATACGCCGTCAGCGTGTTTGCCGTTGTATTCCAAGACGCAGCCCAAGATATAGCAACCGTTGAATCGGTTGTCATTGTCGTTCCTGTGCTGATAGTTGGTGTAGCAAGTTTCGACGGAATGGTATAGTCAACAACCACGGACACCGAGGATTTTACAAAAACCTTTGAAGCGCTACCAGACGAAGAAGAAGCTCCTGTGCATTTGATAGAAATTCCTGTTATGCTGTTCGCCTGACTAAGTGAAACATTGCTGAATGTGAAACTACGCGAAGCAAATGAATAGTCATCCGAGGTCATCTTTACTTCATCTTCAATTTCAATGTTTCCGCTGTTTGTCAATAGCGTAATCGTTAGATAGTAATGCGGCGAATACGCATTCGTCGAAAAGATCAAGTCAACTGTTACGCTGTTGATGATTCCAGAAGCGCCGCCACCGCCCGAAAGATAGCAAGTCCGCGTCGTATTAAGTGAATACGAATCTCCCCAACTGCCATTGTAAGAAGTCGTTGCCATTGTGCAGCCTTTCCGCGTTAAGCATAGAAGGAACCAACATAATCAGCAACCCTGTTGACCGCCGTGATTGTCGTTCCGCTAATAATCACTTCATACAGCGCTTCTTGCCGAGTAGAACCGCCTGCTGCAATGCTGTCTTGTGTCAGCGAAGGGCGTTGTGCTTCGGCAAGGCTTGACGCTTCTTCGCCCGCAATAACCTTGAATTGCAAGGTGTCAGCAACGCTCCCGCCACCGCGTATAAACTCCGACGCAATCAGATCGCGCCTGAATACACCTGCCGTTCCGCTTCCAATGGTCAAAGCAAGTGTTTCACCAGCAGGGACGACGTGCAAGTAGCCTTGATTGCAGTATAAGCCGGAAGCAAGGCGAATTGTGTTGTTGTCAACAATGGTTGCGGCAAGCCGTTCGTCTGCATCCGTGATGCCGCTTCCTCCAAAGATTGCCCTGTGAACCTGCGCATCGTCTTCTGCGTAGATGTGAGGAGCTTCGCCGTCCGGGGTAAAGACCGTTATTGCTTTCTGTGCCATTATTCAACCTCCGTTCTGATTGTTGTGCCGTTCTGGTTGATTGTTATGACGCGCTGTGATACGCTCTTTATTGCCGATATGCCAAGATCGCGGTCAACGGTCAGTATTTTGTCATCGAGTTGCAAGTCAAGCTGAAGCTGTGACAGATCTATTTCTGCTGAAGACATAGCAGCATATTGAAGAAGCGCATCGCCTGCCGAGGAAAGCAGCTCGTCTTCGCTTTCTGCGTTTGGGTAATCGAATGTCATTGACCGCAACGCAGATTCAGTAAGCGCAGCAGGGCGCGTTTTATAAATCTTTCCGTCAAGCATCCAGATTTCGCGTACCATGCGTTCAGCAAGTTCGCCTGTACCAAGCGCAATGCAATGGTTATAGTCATCAACGCGCCCTGCCGTGATTGACATTCCAATCCCCAAGTCGGGCGAAATATCTGCATATTCGGAATAGTCCGCGCAACGGCGGGCGCTGGTAATAACGCGCTGCTCTGCTGCATTGTACACGCAAGATAATGTATACCCAGCTTGAAGCAGTGCTTTAGACAACCCCGAAAGTTTCGTCTGATAGCGAAATTGACACGATATTGAAACGCCCGTGTTTTCTTCGGAAACATGGAAAAGGTTCACATAGTCGTTTTCGACAATATCGGCGACGATACTATTCAGTTCCGTGTTTGTAAACGCTCTGTACGCCTGTCCAGAAGGCGGCGATATTATCCGCATAGCAAGCAGCGCGCGCCACAGTATACCCTTGATCGTGACCGTGTCTGCTCCTGTGTTCTTGTTTACGCTTCCAACAAGGCCGCCGAACTCGCTTCCGTCAATATAGATATAATCGCCGCGCATAATCTGTTCCGCTTTCCATGCGCTGATGGACATTTCAAGTGAAAACGTGTTATCTGCGATTTCGCAATTATTGTGAATCTGTGCATCGAAAGAAATGAAGTCGGTTATCATGCCGACTTCTATGCGGCTTGAATCTGCGTGAATCAATCGTTCCATAAAGGTTCACTCCGCTGATGAATCAACGTAATATCAAACGAATAATCACCGTTGTACAAAACAGGAACCATGCCAATGGGCGCATATTGAAAAATATCGTTCTTTTTGTCGCGCGTATTGAACAGGTTGCTTTTGCCGCCTGTTGTACCTATTTTGTAAATTTTCTTGTGTAGTTGGTCGATAACGGCGCGTTCTCGCGCAGCAATAGTTGTATTCAGCGTGTAGCTATGCCCGCCGATTGATAATGACGGATTGACTGCGGGGCCGTATATTGTCAGTATCATCGGCGTTTCCCATGAACCAACCGTGTTGTCAAGCGTTGTCTGCGCATATCCCGTGCCATACTTATACGGATAGCGCCCATTGTAACGCTTCCCGTTCGCTGACGAAACAGACGCACCACCAGCGATAAAGTTTTTTGTTTCTTCAATGCACCAGTACGGGACGACAGGAAGAACCGTCATTTTTTTTGTAACAAACAGCATGTGCCGTGACTTTTCTGTGATTTCGCTACCTATCAGATAACACGAAAGGTATTGCTGATTTAGCCACAGCTTGCCCGGCATTCTGCTGCGAACATCATATTCTGTAACATTGTGCAGTCGATTCAGAAGGGCGTCAATTTCGGTGCGTGAATAGGCGTGTGCGGAAACGTTAAAGTTTTTCGTTTTGTCGTTCCTTGAAAACTGCGAAACGCTTCCGCCCGTACCATCAGGATAAGCAGAATAATTATAGCTCCATTCAAAATTGCGAAGCGTTCCTTCGTCTGCATAAAACCCAGCACGGTCAAGCCTGATCGTTTCACCTGCGCTGTTTTCGTACTGAATCATACAAACCCCACTTCCAAGCCGCGCCGCATTGTGCGCCCAAACTCGCGCCCGTTCAACTGAATGACAGCTTCTCCAACGCCCGCGCGTTGAAGCGCTCCAACAAGATTATTGGATAACTTTTGAAGCGCGGAATCAGACAAGTCATAACTGATTGCTGTGCCTGAATAATAAGGAACAGAAGCCGGGGCGGAAAGCGCCGTACGCGCCGCGCTGGTAACGCCTTTGATGCTAAAGTTTACATCCGTATCCGGCAACATGTCATTAAAGGCGCGCTGTACCGTTCCTTTTTCGTTTTCAAGACCGACAGCAACACCTTCGGCAAGCATTTTGCCGACTTGATCGCGCATGACGGTCGAAGGGGAATGAATGCCGAACAAGCCTTTAATGAAATCAAGCACGTCGCCAACCCACCCGACAATTTTGTCTTTGAGCCACCCGACAGCACCTTTCAGGCCTTCCCAAAGTCCTTTTACAAGCTCAACGCCGACATTCGCCATTGCCGCAACGCCTCTTGCAAGCCCTTGAACGATTGCGGTTATAATCGCAGGCAGATTCGCAACAAGGGTCGGAATTGCGGAAATAATACCTTCGCACAGGGCGGACAAAAGAGAAATGCCCGCATCAATGATTTTCGGCAAATTTTCAATGATAAACGTCAGCAGCGTGTTCAAAACTTTCGGAAGCGCTGCGGATAGCTTCGGAATCGCTTTGATAATGCCATCGGTCAGCGAAATAAGAATGTTGATACCTGTTTCAAGAATTTTCGGCAACCAGTCATTGAACATGCCTGTTACCTTGTCAATTAGATTATTTATCGTCTTCTGAAATTTTTCAGAAGCGCCATCCGCGCCCTGAACCATGCCGATAAATGCCTGCACAACCTCTGTGACACCCTCAATGACGCCCTTTGTGGCTGGCAAGAATACTTCAGCAACCGAACGTCCTGCCGCTGTCAGGGTCGATTTCATGACATTTACTGCGTCGTCGTATGCCCCGAATGCTTTTAAGCTGTCATCAGACATAATCAAGCCTGTTGCAGCGGCTTCTTCGCCCAAGTCTTTGAACGCCTGACTTCCGGCGTTGATAAGTGGGTTTAGGTCTTTGGCAGACTTGCCAAGCAGCGTCATTGCAAGTTGATCGCGCTCTGTGCTGTTCTCAACCTTGCCTAATGCGTCGATAATTTCCCAGAAAACTTGTTCGTCGTCGCGCATTTGCCCGGTTGAATCGGTTATCTTCACACCCAGCGTTTCAAAGGCTGCTGCCGTATCTGCCGAAGAACTGGCCATGTTCTTTTCAAGTTTTGTCAAGCTGCCCGTTATCGTATCAACTGATGTGTCGATAAACTGCGAAGCGTATTCCCATTTCATCAGGTCTTGCGTCGCAATGCCTGTGACATCCGACATAGTCAGGATAGTATCAGCATACGTTCCGGCTTGCCCGGTTAAATCATATATCGCTTTACCAGCAGCGACGCAGGCTGAACTAATAGCGGAAAAAGAAGCAACAACGGCTTTTCCAGCAACTTCAGCAGCTTTTACAAGTCCTTCGCCAATATGCCCGGTAAGCTCTTTGATTTTATCCTTTAGCGACGGAATGTTGTCGTTTGCTTGCTGGTATTCATTGTTCATTGCAGCAAGGGCAGTGCGGGCTTTTATCAAATTTTCTTCAAGCCGCTGCGTTTCCTTGCTGTTTCCTTCTCCCGCTTGACGGTTCCTTTCAATTTTTTCGGTATATAAGTCAATGATTTTTTGCTGCTGTTCCATTTCTTTTGACAGCAGCGCCATTCGTTCGCGGTTCCCGTTTGCTGAATCGCTGTTCAACTTGTAGACCGTGGTATTTTCTTTGACTTGCAGCCCCAGCAGCTTGACGGCATTCATTGCGTCGTTGAGCTGACTTTTATACTGTTGTTCACCTTCAAGGACAATATTTGTCCGAATGTCACGCATCGGCATAGAAAGCAGCCCCCTTTTCTCGCGTTATACCGTGTTGCTGGTCGTCGTAATCGCGCCGATATAGATAAAGCGTAAGAACTGCGCCGGGGTTTGATTTCATGATGGTATGAAAATCAAGTCCAGCAGTAAGCCCGCAATGTACAACGCGCAGCGGGGTCAAGTCCCCTCTGCGCCCTGCACGTTTTTTTCGATTTCAGCAAGCACTTCATCAGTTTCGCTATCTTCCATCGTGTATTTGATATTCATGCCGATTTCGATAGCGCGAAGAAACGCGCCTGTCATTGCCGGAATATCCTTCGGTAATGTTTGGCGCAGGATGTAGTCGGGGGAAATGTTCGTATCGTTCCCTTTGATTGCTTCTCCTTGCGTTGCAAGAATAGAAATCAGCCGGGGAACAAGGCGAATTTTTTCAGAATAGCTGGCATTGTTCAGCATATCTCCGATTTTTTCAAGATCGCCGAACTCATCGCAAAGTTCAGCCATTGCTTCGGTATTCAAAACAAGGTCGAGTTCCTTGTCATCAAGCAATGTGATTTTTGCTCCATATGTCATCATTTCTGTTCACCCGCCTTATTGCTCGCCGACAGCCGTGATGTTTGCGTAATCGTCGATGAACTTTTTAGCGTCTGCATAGCTTGAAAAATTCTTGCGGTCACGGAACTTCAGTTTGTCGCTGTTGTCGATATACGCGCCCATAGCGCGCAGAATCATCGTCGGCGTACCCCATTCGAGATTCTGTCCCTTCGTCTGCGCACTTTCGGCTTCAATTCGGGCGCGCACCTTGTACCACCACGTCGCAATATAACTCTTTGTGGTTACGCCCGTTTCCTGATTCGTCTTCGACCTGACGCGCACATAACCGAAACCGCCGAGTGGGGAAGCGTCGTCTGTATCTTCATAGTGCGCGGAATCGCCTTCGCCCGTCTTCAGCGTTCCAAGCATATACTGTTCATTGTCAAGCGTCAGATCGTCGGTGTTAATCGTAATCTGCGCTTCGCTGATGGAGTTGTCTTCTTCGGCAACGACATCGTTTGCGTAAAGTTTGCTGCTGTTGCGCGTAATAGCGACGTTTGCGCTAATCATCATACCAACTTCGCGCCCTGTGCCATAGGTAATGGCGTTTCCTTCGGTGTGCGACTGCACACGGGAAAATACGGCGTATCGCAAGCCAATATTTGCCATTGTTTAACCCTCCGATTCAAGTTTCTGATACCATGCCGCAGCCATAGCTTCGACGGCTGGTTCTTCTGATTGTTTTTCAGCATCATCAACGAAATGCGTTGCTTTTCGGTGTGACGCTCCGTAATGATTGACAAAAGCCTTTTCCGCATTGCGAACGCCTTTGTGATCGCGTCCTTGCGGATAAATGGCAACCTTTTTTTCAGTTTCAGTGTTCACGATTTCAGAATGACCGACACTTTCGAGCATGTCGCCTGAATCAATCAAGTCATGCGCTTTAATCGCATCGCGCCACGCATCAGCGACAACTGCCGCGCCTGCTTCAAGAATTTCGGGCGCAGCTACATCGAGCATATCCCCGTTTGTTTTTAGATCGGAAAGCAGTTCGTTAAATCCTTCGCCATTAAATAACGCCATCGTCAGTCACCACTTCGCAATCAAAAATGTGATGAATATATCGCGTATCTGTTTCAAAGTCTGTTGTATGCTCAACTGCAATTTCATCATTCAGGGAAAGTGCGTGAAAGTAACGTGAAGCAACAGGGTCATCTTCTTTGAAGGTGAAATAATCGACCTGAACTTTTTTTACGCTTCCGGCAGGAACTCCATTTGCGTACAGCGTTCGTGTGCCGTAGTCGCTCCAAACGGAATAGGCGTCATCGCTCTTTTTCCGAATACGTTGATACCGCGAAATATCCGGGTCAATTTTCTTCAGAATGTTGACGAATGCTTCAATCGTCATTCGGTTCAACCCCCTGACAGACAAGTTCGACTTTGCGATTCGGCGTAGGGTATGAACGCAGAACTTTGTATGTTTTTCCGTTATACTCTATCAGGCGTTCTTGCTGATAATCAGCTTCGGAAACGGTAAAAGTAACGGCGGGGGTCATACCCGCCGCCGCTGCTTTATAAAATTCCGAACGCCCGACGCCGCCCTGTTCGGCGATTATCTCACGTCCTGCCGTTGTGTTTCTCGTTTCAAAACCTGTGCCGCTCTTGCTGACCGTCTTTTCAAGCAGTTTAATCACAGTGCGCCTGTTCACGAATAGCAGCCCCTTTCGTCGTTATTTCTGTCATCATGGGTCAAGGACAGTTTGTTGACGATAGCGTTGTAGCTTTCCATTTGTCGCGCTGCAATGTTCGGTTCTTCCCAAGATTGATCGGCTTTGACAAAGCACTTGATCGCCTGTATTACGTCAGCGTTCGCTTCGTCGCGGGCGACGCGACGGGGAACACCTGACATTTCCATATCCCGACGTGCGGCTTCAACAACGTCGCGCAACTCATCGTCGAACGCCGCCGACGTGATGTTCAGTGATTTGCGTACACGTTCAATGATGTTCATGCGCGTTTACTCCATCAGGTCAGCGACATCTTCACGAAAGCATCAGACACAGTCGGCTTGCCGTCGAAGATCGCGCTGCCGCGATAGTCCGTCAGATTCTTGCGGAAGCTGCTGTGTTCAGACTTATCAACCGTGATGCTTTCGGCGAAGTTTCCGTAGTAGGTCTTCAGATCGCCGAAGTACGCATCACCCAGCGTCGCAGCCTTATCGGTAAGCATGACAGGATAGCCCATGATGAAATACTGCCCAGCGCCTTCACCCTTAACAATCGGCGCTTTTGCGTCGTCGCGGATGGGCATAAACTTCTGCCACAGCGTTTTCTTGCTCATGATGAACTTCGCATTGCGGTCGTAAGTTCCCGGCAGAAGGGAAATCAAGCTGCACACTTCAGCATACGTCGGCGTTGCGGCGGCACACTTGACCTTGTTTGTTTCCGCCGTCCATGTTGCCGCCTTTCCAATACCCGTTGCCTGATTGCTTCCTGTTCCGTTGACAATCCAGTTTTCAATCAGGTATGCAATACCGTCGGTCAGGTTGTCAATCAGCCACGCTTCAAACGCATTGATAGACATATACTTGACCTTTGCGCTGATGGACAGCACCTTGATTGCTTCAAAGCCGGTCAGGTTGACTTCAACGAGCTTGTCGGCGCTTTCGGAAGTGTCAGCGCCTTCGGCGTGATATGCGCCATCAGTAGTGGTTGCGTTTTCGACCGCAATCGTGACATTGCCCGGAATATTGAACAGGGTAATTTCGCCAATAATAGGCGCAACCGACTGAAGACGTCGAATAATTTCATTCTGCGTCTGTGTCGGAATAGCGGCGCCTGCGCTGCTGCTGGCAGAAGTCAGGGCGGCGCGCTGTTCTGCTTCATCCATTGCCGCACGTTCAATAGCGGACAGCGGCAGACCCATCAGGGAACGCAGGAAGGCGGTTCGGTATTCAGGGGTCGCAAGAACGTCGCGTTCTTCGTGCGTTTCATTCTGTCCGTTAGGCGGGGCAAGAGGATTTGCAGGCGGTGTGATGCCTTGTGCCGTGCCGTTTGCGATTGCTTCCAGCATGGAACGGCGCTGTTCGGCTTCGGCGACGCGCTGCGCGCGTTCCTGAAGCAGCTGATTCATTTCGTTCTGAAGGGTATCAAGATCGGTCGTTTCGGGGTTCTGAAGCGCGGTGCGAATTTCAGCAAGACGCGCATCAATCTGTGCAAGCGTTCTCATGTTCGTTACTCCTTTTCTTTTTCGGTTCCAATGTAGGAATCAATCAGCATAGACATTGCTTTTCTGCGCCTTTCCAGTCGCTCCGCTGTTTCCTTCGCAATCACTCCGTCAACGAAAGAACGGGCAGAAATATCGGTATCGGCGTCGGCGGGAAATGTGACTGCGCTAACGTCGTAAACCTTCTTGATTTTTAGAATTGTTCTTGTTCTGGTTTCCGAATTATAAGAATCTTCCGCAACCGTAAAAGCCCACGACATTTTATCAATCAGACCTGTTCTGATTTCGTCGTGCATCTGGCGCGCCGCTTCGGTTGTAGATAAATCAACAGAACATTTCAAACCGTGTCCATCAGGGGCAAGCGTCAGCGTTCCGTTTTTCGTGCGCGCGTACACATGCCCGGTATGGTCAAATCTGAAAACCACGTCAGACACATCAGCGCTATCAAGGGCATTTGAGCTGATTTGTTCATAGTATTTAACGCCGTCCATCTCAAAAAGAATATATGGAACATCGAAAGTAGTCGCATACCCTTCGGCGCGATATGCTGCTTCATCATCCTGTGATCGTTGCAGCACAGCAAGCGGGTTCATGCTTCTGTATTCCCGGCTGGCGATAACCTTCGGCATATCGTTTCCCCTTTCAAATTCGTATCAGATACGATTTTAGTTTTTGTCGCTGTTGTCTTGATCGGCTGGCGGCTCTTGCATTGACGCAGGCGTATCGTCTTTTGCGCCGTTTGGCTTATACTCGCCGCGAATATATCGCTTATCGCCGCCTTCGATGTGAGGCAACTGCCAAATGTCACAGACGTCGTTTTGTGATAGAATTCCTCTGTCAAAAAGTTGTTGCGAAACAAGCAGCTTACTATTTGTCGAAGCGTATTGAAGTCTGTTTGCGCTGAACATGATTTCATTGCCGAACGCTATTTCATGGTCGGTAAATGTCATGTTTGTAAGCGCAAGACCAAGTTGCACAATGAACGGCTCTAACTTGCCTTCATACCATGCGTTGAACTGTTCTTCGTTGAACTTATTTTGCAATATTGCTTCATTTACGCCGAAGTAGTTATAGACATTTTCGTTGATAAGTCGCATTTGCTCCGCATCGACAACAAAAGACTTGCTATCAATTTGGCGCACATCCGAATATTTTGCATCAACAAGGAAGATGCCGCCTGAATTTTCAGCGGCAAGGTTTTCTTCGCGCAGGCGCTTTCGTTCTCCCCTGATGGTTGCATCTTTTAACGTCTGCGCAAGTTTGGCGATAAAGCGAACAGACGCGCCGTTCTTCACGGCTTGAATAATGCCTTGATTTTGAATGTCAATCATCTGCAATGTCGGGTCGATAATGCCCGCATTGCTGTCGCCGAAAAAGTCATTCCGATATTGCATCTGTGTCAGGATGCCCGCGCGTTCCAGTTCAACGGCGGCGCGTTGACCGCTGGTGAACGTATAGCGCAAATACGGATTTCCTTTGACAGTTACAATTTCAACGCGGTCAGGGCATAGGGGATAGTACCCTGTGATCGTCTGGTAATCCGCGCTATATAGCGGAACAATAAATGCGTTATTTGTTGCCGCGTAAATCGTCGCCACACGATAAAGAAACTGTGACGTATTCATATACGGGTTTGGTCTGTGCGATAAAATACGCGCAAGTTTTTCATTGCGTGAACCGACGATTTCGGGCTTCAGCTTTGAAATGTGATTCGCAAAAGCATGAATCGCTGCGCGTGTCTGCATGACTTCGTAAACGCCGCCTTCAAATGTTGTAAAAACAGGCGTGTATGCAGTCAGCGTTTTGAAGTAGCCTTCGACCTTTTCGGCTTCTCCGTGACGCGGAAATATCTTTTCGAGCAGCCCCACGTTATCCCCCCTCAATTCAGATTTACAAACTGGTCATATTTATCTTTTAGTACCTTATACCCATTTATCAGGGCAACAGTTCCGTCAATTCGCTTGCGTGGGTCAAGCCCCTTTATCGGCTGAATGTTGCCGTTAATGTCCGCTTTGATTTCCGTGTTCGCAAGGCACATTTTATCAATCGGATTCCCGCCGTAAATAACGCGCTTTGCCTGAAGGTCTGCCCGAAGCTGCTTCATTGGGTCTGATAGGGTATAAATGCCTTGACGCACGGGTATCATTGCGTTCGGGCCAAACTCTGACTTGAACGCGGCAAGTAGTGTGTCATCAATATGCCAAGGGTCGAAGCCGATAAACATTGTATACAGGTCTTCTTTCTCCCGAAGTTCCATGAACCATTGAAGAAAACAGGCTTTATCAACTTTATTTCCTTCCCAAACGCGCATCAGACCTTGCTTTACCCACAATTCATAGGGCATGTTATCACGTTCGCGCCTGCTTCCCGTTTTTGATACCTGTTCAAGTACCGTTTCAGGAATCCAATACATAGACTTGACATATATATTCGGGTCATCAGGACGCATCATCAAGGCTTTTGCCGCATTAAGGTCTGTTGTGTCTGCGGCGTCAAAACCGCCAACACAATAATCAAACTTCATGTCAAATGTCGCGTCATTGTTTAGTTCCTCCCAGCGCAGCCACGACGAAGCGCCTGTTTCTTTCAGGTTGAAATCTTTCGTCTTTACCGTAGGCATGAAGGAAGGGTCATCTTTCGCTTTCTGAACGCATCGCTTTAGAAAGTCGTATTTCTTTATCGTACCAAGTCCCGGATTTGCTTTTATCCAGCAAGATTCATCAAGCCATTCGTCAGGGTCGTCAAGCTCATAGATAAACGCGGCAAAGCGTTCGTCTTCAATCGTTCCGTCGAGAACGCCGCAGGCGTATTCGTATTGTGCATCAAAGATATTGTCTCTGACAAATCCGTTTGTCGTAATAGCAAAAAGCAGCGGTTGTGACCGCGCCGACATTGATTGTTTCATCAAGTCGTATAAGTCGCGGTTCTTAATCGCTGCCAATTCGTCTATGATTACGCCGTGGGCGTTTAGACCGTCAAGACCGTTGCTGTTTGCTGCAAGCGCTTTTATGAAGCCCAGATTGTACGGAAAGTATATATCGCTGACGCGCTTTCGCAGAATCCCTGATAAGTCGCCGCTACGTTTAATCATGCTATGAACGGCATTAAAGCCTAACATTGCCTGATCGCGCTTTGTAGCTACGTTGTACACCTGCGGGGAACCTTCGCCGTCGTTTGCAAGCAAGTCAATTTCAACAGCCGCCATTTCAGTTGTTTTGCCATTCTTTCGGCCTTCGATTGTCAAGCATTCCTGATACTGACGAAGATTGCAATCATCGACAAAGCCGAAGATTGCTTCAAGTTTCGCACGTTGGAATAGCTCAAAGCGAAGCGGTTGACCGCTTTCAGGCTGTCGGCAAAAGCGTTCCATGAAAACAATATGCCTGTCTGCAATTTCCTGATCGAAGTGCCATTGACCGGGGTTATAATACCGATAAAGCAGTTTTTCATACATCTGCTTGATTCGGCGGCAGGCTTTGATTTTCCCGTCAAGAATGGCGACGGCATATTGTTCAAGCGCGCTCACGGCCCAGCGCGGCGCGTAATGTAGTCAAGCGCCGCATTCTTGCTGTTGCTCCCGGAAGGTGATTCGGGAAGCATGTCAATAAGCTGTTTCATGGTTGCATTGAAGTTCTTGACCATCGTGTTATAAATATCGACTTCCGACGACTTTTTTGTACCGAACTGGTTTTCGCCGTTCTGGTATTCTTCGGTATATCCCTTTTCGTTGATAATCCGCTGAAGATCGGTCAGGGAAACTGCCATGAACGCGGCGTTTTCAATCAGTTTTTCGGCAACGGCTGACGCATCTTGCGTCAAATTCGCGAAGATTTTTTTAAGTCGCTTTATCTCCGCTTTAATGTAGTCGTCTTTCGTCATGCTGGCTTTGCTCTTGCTCATTCTACACCCCCCGCCCGCGCTGTCTGCGCTAAAATTTAGGTTCCACCCCCCGCGGTCTTCGTCCCCCTTCTTAACATTTTTTGATAGGGGGGATTAGTCCGCTTCATAATTTCGGAACCATTCCGTTATGATTCTGCGCTGCCGTTCTTTGTTTGTGCGCATATCGTCGGCTTCCATGTTCGCAACACATTTTTCAAACGTGCTTTCTGTGAAAACGAAGTCAGCATCAGGAAACGTCATAGACATTTGCTGAAGGTCTGACTTCTTCGGCAGACCTGCAACAACCCACGCTGTGCGGACACCCGGCAACCCGTCCTTGACTGCCTTGTATACCGCCGACCGTATCAGCAGCATCGCGGGCAGATAGTCTGAAATATCAGACTGATCGTCAGCCTTGTTCGTCAGCCCCGTGAAGCAATACATGATTGCATCCAGATCAACAACAATGTCCATGTGCTTCATGTGTTCATGCACATAGGTTGTCTTGCCTGATGCCGGACAGCCCCAAACGACGCGCACCTGACCGCGCGGTATCGGCTGACCGTCTGCATCAAACATAATGCGTAAGTCGGCTTCGCGCGCTGGTCGCCCGTGGTTCAGCGTCTTATGCTTGTCATGTTCTTCGATGTGACACGACCTGCACAGTAGTTCAAGGTTGTTCCATCCGAAAGCAATTTCAGGGTCGTTGACATTCGCAGGCGTAAGGTATGTTTTGTGATGCACTTCGTCGCCCGGCGCGCCGCAGCGTTCACAAATACCGTGACGATATGCTGCATACGCATCGCGGCATTGTTTCCACGCTTTCGACGCATACAGCTTTTTTGCAAAAGGTGCAGCCACGTTGCAGCACTCCTTCCGGCAATAGAAAAGGCGCAACCGTTTAAGCGGTGCGCCCTTCTACAAAATCACAGTCTAATACTAACACGCCTTAAAGCGTATGTCAAGTATCATACATGGAATCAATCTTCCTGAAAGTCTGTTTCGTTTCGTCAGACGCAATGCCGATATAAATCAGCGTCGTTTCTTCCTTCGCGTGATTGAACAGCTTCATCAGCCCGGCTATGTCGTGCGTTCCCTGATAGTAGTGATAGCCGAAAGTCTTGCGCAGGGTGTGCGTCCCAAGATTATAGTCAGCAGGGAAATTGCCGATTTTTTTGATTTCCTGAATGTCGCGGTATGCCGTGCGTCTGTCAATGGGCTTTTGCTGCTTTGTGATTCTATCAGGTCTATCAGACGCAAACACATATTCATCGGGCGCGCGCCCGGCAAGGCGTTCTTTGTATGCGCGCTTTAAGTTCTTCGTGATGAACAGTTCTATTTGCTTTCCCGTCTTTTTTTCTCTGATAACAAATTTGTCCTTGCCGTATACGTCGCCGACTTTCAGCAACAGCAAATCTGAAATTCTGCGCCCAAGATACAGCCCTGACAGATACAGCAGGTATCGGCGCTTTCCCGCTTCCGTCTGGTCATTCTTCAAGGCTTCCGCAATCCTGTTGATTACTGCCTTGTCGCGTATTGGCTCAACCCGCACCGCGAAGCCCCCTTTTTGCGTTTATTTTGTCCCGTATTGCAAATATTGTGACGTTTTCCTTGATAACGCACTTTTCGCTGTCTATATAATGAAGAAACAGCTTTGCAATCACAGTGCTTTTTCTGCTTGTCCCATCATGCAAAATAACGTGACAATGCGCCTAAAATGGAAATCGTACCTGATACGAATTTCGTCTGTTGGTCATCGTTTCCTGAAAGCTCCTGCCATTGGACAAGTTGCGAAATGGCTGACATATCCGCGCATCAGATCGGCGTTTGTGCTTCTCTCGTTCTCCCGTCGTCCGTTCGAAACGCGCCCGTCAACGGTTATGATTATATCCTTCGCCGTCTTATCTTCGATGTATACAGGCCAAGGATTCACGGGAATAACCTTTCCGGCTTTCAGCTTGATGAAGCCAATTTCAGCCCCGCAGCCTTTGCACTTCGTCACAGTTAAACATCCCCTTCAGCACGGTTGTTGCTGCATTCAGCGTCAAATCCTTTCGGATAGCGGTTCTTCAGCTTCGAGATATTCCGCTGCGCGATTTCCGCAAGCGAAATGCCCGACGCTTCCGCGAACTCTGCAATATACCACAGGCAATCACCGACTTCACCTGCAAGGCGGTCAATGTCCAGCGGCGCGCCCTGCGCCCGGTGCTTCTTCAGCAGGTCAATCGCTTCACCCGCTTCTCCACACATGCCCATGACAGCGTTCAGCAGCATTTCGTCAGCGGGCAGTTCTTTGTTTGCTGTCCGCATTGCTTTTCTCTGATATTCGTCGAACATGAAGAAATTATCAATCGTCTTAACCGTCTTCGGTGTGTGAAGCATCGTCTTCGTCCTCCTGAACTTTGATTAAATTCTTTTCTGCTGCCAACAATGCACAGTAGCAAACATAATTGTCGCGGTATCTGCGCACAGACTGGCGGTCATAGTGCATTACTTCGGCAACGTCTTTTTGCTTGACGTGCCGCACATAGATTGCATTGGCAATTTGCGCTTCTGGCTTTCCTGCAAAAATGTCGTCAAGGTGTGAAAAAACTTCTGCCCATTTCAGCGCGGCACACAGATCGGCTTCAGCCTGAAGAATTGCGAATACAGCACGTTCGACCGGGCCTGATTTGTCGCCCGAAGACGCAACGCAGCTTGTGTCGAGGTTTTGACCGTGTGCGGCATACGCACGGTCACGGGCAGACATAAGGCGTTCTGATGCCGCTTTGACCAAACTTTCACGCTGATACAGCATATCTTCGCATGTGTCATAAATCCTGCGCGGTATCGTCGCCATTGCTGCCGCTCCTTTCCGCTTCGTGCTTTTTACGCCGTTCCTCGCACATCTGCTTCGCCCGCTCATATTCGCTTGTGTGTTTGACGCCGTCCGCACGTCCTGTCATGCGGTCGTAACTATACGCAAATTCGCCGTATTCTTCAGGGGTTGTCACTTCCCAGTCTTGCCACTCCCGGAAAATTTGTACACAGTAGGCAAACGGATTTCTTGCAGCGGCAAGGGCGGCGTTGCTCAATGCAATTTCGACCATATCGGGCGAAAATCCCATGTTTGCAGCAAGCAAACCAAACCGTTCAGCTTCATGGGGCGTTGCTTCGCGCCCGAAGTATGTGCGTATAGCTTTGATTGCTGCTTTTGCGTTGGCGTCCATACGGTCAAAACGTCCATCGTGGTTGTACTCTTGATCGGCTTGCATCATGCGCGTGCGTGCGCGCATTTGCTCCGCCTCCGCATCATCATCGTCATCAATAAATGCGTTTAGGTTACGTTCAGTTCCGTCAGGTTTATGTTTATTATAAATGTCCGTGGTTTTACCCTTGACGTTACCCTGTGTTTTACCCTGTGTTTTACCCTGTGTTTTACCCTGTGTTTTACCCTGCATGTTGCCCGCTACTTTATCCGTTTTTGTCGGATAAGATGCAGGGTAACAAGGTTTTGAACATGTTTCGCCGGGGTTATCAACAGATTCATCAGAAACTTGTGGATTATCTGCGACAGTCAAGTAGTGCATCTGATACATAGGTAGTTCAGCATTTTTGCGCCCATGCTGGAAGGAAAGAAGCCCGCGCTGCGCAAGAGAATTGCGCGCCTTTGCCATCGCATCAAAGCCGATAGGCAGAAGGGAAAGAAGCCGTTTATTGGCAATGCGGATATAGCCATCAGGCCAATTCGTGCCTATGGCGCGCCGATTCATCTCGTGGATCAAGGCGTACCATAAAAGCCGCTCATTGCTGGAAAGCCCATTATCTGACGCATACTCAATAAACGTGATATGCTCCTTGACGTAATTAACGCACGGCATTACAATTCCCACTCCTTATATTCCAGCAGCACCCGCAGTGGCATTTCGCCGCGCATGTGCCTTTGTATAATCTCGACCGTCGAGCTGTCCCTCCGCTCTCTGGCTTGCTTCAGCACGGCGTTCTGTGCAGCGGTCAAGCTGTCTGCATAGCTGCTGAATTGGTTGATTTGCGGCGGCGTAGCGCGTCCGTATGCCTTCATGCGGCATATTACGCCTTCGCCGACAGGCGCGTTGTCCTTCGGCACGTCAGGCCATATTATGGCGTGCTGAATAGGGTATCGAAGGATGAAGCGTATCTTGACAATAGGGTTTGTTTCTTTGTCCCTGAAACAATGGTCAACTTTCACCAGATCGGCAATATAGCGGTCTTGAAGATCGTCGTCGCCAACTATCAGGGTTATCGTTTCAGCCGTCGCGTGCATGAAGCATGTTTGCACCGTCCTTTCTTGTGCATTTTCCGGGTTTGTGGTGGGCGGGCGACGTGTCGAGCGTCGTTCTTCGGGGTGGCACAGTCCGAAGAAATGGTCAGCCATCCCGCCCATAAAAAGCGCGGATTACCCGCCGCGCCGGGCGCGCACCTTGCGCACAGTTTGAAATGAACTCCAGCCATCAATGAAGGTTCCAGCAAGCGCGAAATATGCAGCAGGCAGGTCGTGAATGTCGTCGATTGCGTATTGCGCTTTCAGATCACGCCATATTGCCCGCCTGAACGCTTCTCCGTCTTCGGCGTATGAAAACCCGTGTTTCTCGCAAAGCACCGCAGAACGCGCCTGAACGCGCTTCTGAAGGGCTTTCGCCTGCTTACTGTTGATTGTGACGCGCTGTTCGGTCAACTTTTCAAGTTTCTTCATGCGCTGATCGAGCGCGGTAACGACCGCGCCCATTTGCTGAATGAAAAGCCCCATTTGCTGAAGATTATCTGCTTGAAGCTGCGTTAGTTGTTGAAGCGGCGCAATCTCGTTATTCGGCGTCTGCGTCAAGGATAATCACCCCTTCCGCTGGAATCGGCGCTTTTGCCGCGTCGATTGCCGAAAGAACCCGTTCAGCCCAACATTTGACGCCGTTTGTCATAAGGCGATAGCTGCGCAGTGCGTCTTCGTTAATCGCCCTAAAATCCATGAACGGAACGACCCATACCTTTCCGCTGAACTCGTTGCAGACCGTGACGAAATCAAAGACGTTCAATCCGTCCCCGGCTTCTTCATCCTGATCGGCGGCGTCAAGCTGCTGAATCTGCGCCCGTTGCGCATCAGCAACCGCAGCAGCAGCCCGTTTTTCAGCTTCAGCAGCAGCTTCTTCAGCTTCTTCGCAGCGTTGGCGCAAGGAATCGAGGTCGCGTTGCATTTGTTCATAACCAGCGGGCGCAACCACCTTTTCGACGATTTCCGTTTCTTGCGGCTTGTTCTGCTCCCAGTCAAGTTGCGCTTCGAGGTACTCCATTTTTTCCTGCGCCTTGTCAAGCTGTTCTTTGTAAGCATCGCGCCCGCGTTCCGCAACGGACAGGACAGTTTGCGCTTGATGCAAATCAAGCTGCGCTTGCGAAAGCGCTTCTTCTGCTTTCTTGCGTTTTTCCGCTTCCTGCTTTGTCGCGGCAATAAGCCGTTTGATTTCAGCCGCCGATTTATCTTCAATGTCGTTGTCCTGCATGAATTGTTCGCGTTCGTCTTCCGGCAGGGCAATCAAGGCGATTGCTGCCGAGTAGGGCAGGGCGGCAAGCTGATCGTTGCCCGGCACTTCTGCTGCATAGCGCATATAGTTTTCAGCGCTGGAAACAGAAATGTTCAGCCCTTGAAGATAGGGCAACCATTCGCCGTGGTTCAGCATTTGCTTCACTTCGGCAAGATCGCGCCCAATGGCGACGATTGACGCTTTCGCGTTCCGATAGTTCACCCGAATGTCAGCCGTGATTTCATCCACGCTGCGCCCGGATAGCACGACGTTTTGCGCGCTGGTCATGATTTCATTTTGCATTTGTGCCACCTCATGCAATTACATTGTTTTAATCAAGTTGATAACAACCTGAATGAAGTACAGCAAGCCGCCAATACTGGCGCACCCGCCGAAAATCATAATTAGACAGCCAAACGCCGCCGTTCCGTCTGATTTGCTTTTTTCGTGTTCAGCCTTTCCCTTGTTCGGGTTTGAAGTGTTCGGCTTCAAAGGCGGTTCATATTCCAGCTTCGGCAATTTTCAGACCTCCGTGACATAGTCGATGTAGTTTTCAAGCTGCCCTGCATCCGCTTCGCTCAAATCGTGCAGGTCATAGAAGTCAAGAAATTCGCGCGTACTCGCTGATACGCAACACAGGCGGGAAAAGCGGAAAGCAAGTTCAAGAGGAATCTTGTTATAGCGCTTGCCGACTTTGTAGGCAATCTGATAGCAACCGTGTTTGCAGCCGAAGTCAATCAGCGGGCGCAGCAGCGCACCATAATCAGCATGATCGGGAAACACGCAGTAGCCGCGATAACGAATCTTTCCGTTTTTACTCAAAAGCCGGAAGGTGTGACGCCGTCCGCGAACTGCGCCGAAGTTTTTGCTTGTCGCGCAGCCGTAAACCATCCATGCGCCGCGCGTATAGCCGCGCACATTGCACCATTTGTCATGGTCAAGCACAAGAACATACATAAAAAACACCGCCTTTCTTGAAGGTATCAGCGCCCTGTGACGGGCGCTGATTGAAGGATTATCCGATTACACAAGCCGCCGCCGCGCCGTAACCATTGTAGGCGTTATTGTTGTTCCGCGCGCCCGTAGTGTCCACGAAACGCGCAGGGCCCGCGAAGCCGGGGTACGGCGAACGCAACCACCAGTAACGGGGACTGCCTGTCGCGTCCTGCTTTTTCCTGCTTTTGTCATCCGTGAAGAACGAATATGCTGCGCCTTCAAAGCGCACATATTCACCAGCAGGGAAGCCGACTTCCGTACAGGACAGCAGGAACAGCTTGTCAGCCGTGGTTTCAGGCTTGCTGCCTTCCGAATCGACTGTGTATGTTGTCTTTTCGACTTCCAGCATTGCCGCACGGTCTGCTTCGGAAAAGCCGTTCAGAACATCCGTGTTCAACACGTTGCGGATTGACGAAGAAGGATAATGCGCGTGTCCATACGGGAAGCCTTCGCTTTCCTTGTCATAGACGAACCTGCCGTCAATGACATCGTGCATCAGCAGGGTCAGCGTCGGCACATCTGCGCCGCTGGCAGGCATGTCGGCATTGATGCCGATAACATCCCAGACAACCGCGCCGAAAAGCTCATGCTGATTTACGACCTGATCGCCGATGTGAAACAGGTCAAGCATGCCTGCGGAAAGCATCCGCTTCACGTCCGCGAAGGACATTTTGAAAACGCTGTGCTGTGCGGTCTTTCCCTTCGCGTCGATGCTTTCAGCGTCGTCGGCAAGTTCTTCGAGTTCATCTCGAATGTCGCCGATTCGTTCTAACAGTTCCTCTCTTGTCATAGGAAAACCACCTTTCAAAAATATTTGAAATAGCGCAGGGGCGCGGAATTGAACCGCGCTGCCCACATCCGAACGAACGGGAAAGGGCGTCACCAGTCCCCGCAGAAGCCCGGCATGAAGCCGGGGTAAGCGGTCAACCTGTCACCACGCCGCCGCCTTTGACGTACTGCGCAAATTTCTGTGCGAAGATGCCCGCAACGTCAGTCAGGGTTTGTTCTTCGCTCTTGCTGAACGGCTTGTCTTTCGGTTCGTCTGGCGCAGCTTCAACGATGATATAGAGTGGTTGCGCGGGCAGGAACGAACCGTCAGGCGCACGCAGTGCCGTCTGCCCGATTTGCACAAGCCGTTCGTTTGGCTTTAGTTCTCTTGCCATAATGTGCCGCCTTTCCGTGCTTACGCGCTTTTCTCATCCAGCGTAGACGCAAGGGCGATGCCCTGCGCGAATCCACAAAGCAACGCCTGTTCGGTTGTCGTCAAGCTGGCAATAATTGCCGCCAACTTGTCGGCTTCGGGCTTGACCTGCTGAATCTCTTGCTTGCTCATTGCGTTACCTTCTTTCCCTTAATCCGTTGCAATAATAGTATAATACAATGGATTTATATTGTCAAGGGTTTTGCTGCAAAAAATATTGCATTGTATTAGATTTTGTGCTATACTAAGGGTGAAAGGGGTGGTATGCACGAAAGAACGTCTAAAGGCATTGCGTAGTGCGCTGAATTTAAGTCAGCAAGAGTTCAGCGAAAGAATCAATGTTGCGCAATCCACTTATGCACATTTTGAAACAGGGCGGCGCGAACTGCGTGACATTCACATTTCGCAGATATGTCAGGCTTTCAACGTGTCGGAACACTGGCTGCGAACAGGCGAAGGAAACATGTTTGAAGAATCCTCCGATTCGCTGATTTCGCAGCTATGCGAAAAGTACAAGCTCGACGATATGGCGCGCGTCCTGCTGGAAACCTTCATTTCAATGCCGCAAGATGAACGCGACGTTGTTATGAACTTCGCGCGGCGTGTAGCTGAAGCAACGAACCGCAACGCAGCGGAACAAGAAAACGAAGCGCTGCGCAACAACCCGGTATTCTCCGAACCAGTGGCGGAAACGGGCGATAACACAGAAGCCCGTGCGTAATGCACGGGCTTCTGCTGTCAGCGTCAGGCGTTCTTGCCTTGTTGGTCGTTGTCAGGGGTCAGGGGTCGTTCGGGAATGATTTTCACGACGCCTTCTTTCTCGCAGGAACGGTTCATGTAAATGATTCCCGGTCGGTCGATGAAAACAAATGCTTCAACGTCAGGTCGTTCGGGTACTTCTACATAGACTTTCTTCCGCATGGACGACACCCTTTCTTGTCGGTTCGCCTATCTGCTGACAGTCCATGCGCATGAACGTCTTATTCTGTATCAATTTTTTGCGAATATCAAGCTGTAATATATGGAAGCAGTTCACGATGAAATTCGTATCAGATGCGATTTTGAAAGGGGTTTTGAATCATGGGCATTTTTTCTTTCCTGAAGAAGAAAGAAGCGGCAAAGCCGCAGCGTTCGGCGGAACCTGCGCTGAAGAAGCGCGAAACAGTCAATGTTCCGGGGCGAATAGGGAATGCGAATTGCAAGTACAAGTATGACGGCGTTGGAATCTCGCTCATGCACGGCGTCAACCTTGATAGCATTTTCGCGCAGCGCGCAACATTCGACAGTTCATATAGCCCGGTTGCTGTTCTTGTCAACGGTCAAGCAATCGGAAGCCTGAACAATGACAAATTGTCTGAAATGGTCTATGACTGGAACAGGCGCGGCGAACCTATTTTTGCCATCATTACACATGTTGACGACGAACGGAACGAAGCTGCGCTTGATTTGTTCTTTTATAGGGATGAATTGAAATATCTGCTGCGCAGATTTCCTGATGCCAAAGCGTACAGACTGACGGGTAACAAACGCGGCGAAATGCAGGATAATATTTCCCAGTGTGAACGCGGCGAAGAATGCTCTGTTGAATATGACTTCGATAAAGAAAAGTACGTCGTTTCTTCTACTTTGGAAATCGGCTACTTGCCCGCTGCCGCTGCTAAGATTGTCGAAGCGCAAGGCGAAGAAAATGTTTCTGTCTATATCGCAGGAATCAATTCAGACGATGAAGGAATTGATTTTGCGGATGTTTATATTTTCCCGAAAAAAGGGTGATTGATTATGTCAATGAACGCTGTCATCTATGCCCGCTATTCAAGCCACAACCAAACCGAACAGTCGATTGAAGGGCAACTGCGCGATTGCTATGACTATGCGAAGCGCAACGACCTGACTGTGATCGGCGAATACATCGACCGCGCCATTTCCGGCAAGACGGACGAACGCCCAGATTTTCAGCGCATGATAAAAGACGCATCGAAGCATCAATTTGAACGTGTCATCGTTTGGAAACTCGACCGCTTTGCTCGAAATCGTTATGACAGCGCAACATACAAGCACAAGCTGAAGCAATTCGGCGTCAAGGTCATTTCTGCAATGGAGAACGTCGGTGAAGGCGACGAAAGCGTTTTACTCGAAGCGTTGCTTGAAGCGTCAGCCGAATATTATTCCCTTGACCTGAAAAAGAAGATTGAACGCGGAATGCGTGAAAGTGCTTTGAACGGCAAATTCGTCGGCGGTGCTGTGCCGTGGTGGTGCAGCGTCGGAACAGATCGGAAACTGGTTGTCAATGAAGAACGTGCTGCTATCGTCAAAGAAGCCTTTGCACGCTATGACAGCGGCGAAGGCTCAAAGTCCATCGTTGACGATTTTGCAAAGCGCGGTTTGCGCAGCAATCGCGGAATGCCCGTCACGTTAAGCTGGCTTCTGTCCATTCTGAAGAACCGCAAGACAATCGGCGAATACACTTATAACGGCATTGAAATTCCGGGCGGGCTTCCTGCCGTCGTAGATAAACCGCTGTTCGACCGTGTGCAGGAGCGCATCGCCCGCAAGCGGCGCACAGGGGGCGGCGAAGCCACGTCAAAGACGGAATACCTGCTGCAAGGCAAGCTGTTTTGCGGTCTGTGCGGAAGCCCAATAACGGCTGAATGCGGGCAGAATCGCAAAGGCGTCGTTTATAATTACTACGCCTGTTCCCTGAAAAAGAAAAAGCACCAATGCAAGAAAGCAAACGAAAGGAAAGACTTTCTTGAATGGTACGTCGTCGAGCAAACGCTTGACTATGTGCTGACACCTGACAGAACGGACTATATCGCAGAAGCCATCGTTGCCGAATATGAACGGCAATTCGACAAGTCAGGCATTAAAGCCCTTGAACAGAAGATCGCCTTGACTGAAGGCGAAATTCAGAAGACGATGGATTTGTGTATTCAGGCGACAACCGACGCAATGCGCAAGCGTTTTATGAAACGCTGCGAAGAACTTGACGCGAAAAAGGCTGACATGGAAATAGACCTTTCCAAGCTGCGCGTCGCCGCGTCCATCACCTACACGAAGGAAGAAGTGCGTGCGTGGCTGCGCCAATTCTGCGCGGGTGATTCCTTTAACCCTGCTTTCCGCCGTCGTATCATCGACGTGTTCATCAATACCGTGTATCTGTACGACGATAAGCTGATTATTTATTACAACCTCCGTGATAGCCGTCAAGTGTCCTATATTGAGGCTATCGGCGCAAGCAGCGAAATTGAAAACCTTCGACCTGTTCCAGACAATAAAAAAACAGCGGTCGAATGTTCGACCGCTGATAAAAATGGTGGAGCATAGGAGATTCGAACTCCTGACCTCGACAATGCGAATGTCGCGCGCTACCAACTGTGCTAATGCCCCAAACGCTTATTCTCTTTGTGTCAGGCGGTGAAGCGCTGAGCACAGAAAGTATTATAGCATAGTTCTCGGAAAAATGCAAGGGGTTTTTTGAAATTTTTTCGGGAAAATTGCAAACTTTTTTTCAGGCGGCATTTGGGGTAGATTTCAGAATACACGTTCGCTTATTTTGCGCGAAAAACTGCTTTTCTGCCCGGCGACTCTTGTGCATGTGCGCCGATTATGGTATAATGCCCATGATGAAGCAAACGGAGGAGAGAACGGATGGATGCAGAAATGCTGCGGAATGTGCTGACGATGCTGGGCACGGTGCTGGGCGCGATTTTGGTGCTGATGCTGGTGGCGAAAATCACGAGCATGGTGCATGTGGAGGCGGACGATGTGCGCGCGCCGATTGACAGCATGGAAGCGAGCGTCGTCGGCAAGCGCACGCTGGTGACGCAGGAGGACGGCGCGCCGAAAACCATCTACTATATGACCTTCCAGAAGGTGAACGGAATGCGGATGGAGCTGGAAGTGCCGGGCGAGGACTACGGCTTGGCGGCGGAAGGAGATCAGGGCGTGCTGGTCGCGCGCGGGGAAGAATTTATCGTCTTTAAGCGAATGATTTGAAATGATTGGAGCTTCCCAAACAAGTGGCGGCGCCGAAGGGGTGGAGGGGGCGAGCGGAAAGCCCCCTCCTCGCGTCCGCAGACGCGAAATCCTCTGCAATAATCGCATACTGTAAGGAGTAAAACAGAAATT